AGTAAATGAATAAGTATATTGGGTTAGGTTTGTTGATTGCGTTTTTAGCAGTTCTAAAACTATTTTCAGTAGCGATTGCTAGTGCGATTACAATTACATTGGTTTTAGGAGTTGCACTAGTTTGTGATTTGTTAGAAAGGAATAATTTAGATGAATGATTTAGAAAAAGCTTATTGGTTAGTATTTGATAGTGGACTTACGCCTTATGAATTAGCAAAGAAATTAGGTGTTTCTACTACTTTAGTTTATCGTTGGCAGAAGGATAGTGATACCCTACGCCGTATTCAGCGAAAAACCTTAGATAAGTTGGTAAGTGTTTATGACTCGATTAAAAAATAAAAAGTTTAGTTTTAATAAAGTGGTAGCAGGATTAACCTTGGTTGAAGTCTTGCTGTTTTTAACCTACTTCGATTGGTTCTTGTATTTGTTTCCTATATGGATAGTTTTAGGCGGATGGTGGGTGATGAAAAATGTCTGATAATACAAAAGAAGTTTTAGATACTTTAGATCAAGCGTATGTTAACGAGTTTAGAAAACATCACATTTTGTATAAGAAAATAGACGATTATAATTATTTGTTAATGCACCAAGGAAAGTTCTGCTATTTGTTCTGTGCAAGTATCTCTCGTCCATTCTTAGCATATTATCCCTTGTTAAAAAACTTTAATTCTGATATTTTCAATAATGTTTTGGAACAGATTATTACTAAAGTTTCTAATTCAAATACTAAAGAATACGGTTTTAGTACTATACTTAGTAGCTCTAAGTATCCAAACTACGGAGATGTAATTGGAGATCTTCATTTCTATCAAGGTATGTGTAAAAATTATGAAAAGGGAATTGATAAACAGAAACGTGCTTACCATTGCAGAATTAAGAATGGGTATCTTGATCAGTCTAATCGTATCTTGTTAGAGGAGATTAGATTATCTCTAACAGGTTATAAGAATTTTAAGGAAATGCGACAAAAGGTCTATGGTGATTTATTATGAGAAGATTTTTAAATGCTTGTGGTGTTATCTTAGGTGTTGTAGCAATTGGTGTTTGCTATACTCTGTATCTCTATTTGATTTTCTCTGTTTTAACTGGTTTGATTAGCGTGGTTGTAGCTCTTATTCCAGCTATCCTAGTTTTAATATTCTTGGGGGCGCATTCCATTGAGTAAAGATAAAATTGTATATACCTTAGAGGATAATTATAAGTTAATCTTAATCCGTGATACCATTGAAGATGACGCTGTATTTTATATTACAGGAGTAAGCAGTACTATTCGCCTGCGTCAATTACCTAAAACTGACTTGCACACATTAATAAAATCAATTACTGATGACTTGCCTGCTTGGATTCATGCGGTTTATATTGATAGAATGTTAATGTGGTGGAAGTATGATCAGATAAAACCAATAACAATATAAAGGAGGCTTTTTATTGGTTTATTTTATTTCACCTTATATTACTGCTGTTAGAGCGAAGAAATATAAGCGTAATGTATTACAACAAATTAATCACACCTATACTGCAACCCGTTATTTAATTTATATTCCGGTTTTTATTGCTGGTTTAATTCCTAATGACTTAAATAATCCTAAACAGTACTTTTATTATGTAGGAGCAATGGTCTTAGTTTGTTTGTTAGCTTATCTGTGTATTCGTTTGATTGCTTACTATTTTAAGTATTCGGTTAATAGAACTTCAATTGACTTACTTAATTATGTAATCTTATATGAGACTAAAGATGATTTGCCCCTAGATACAGTTAATCCATTAATTCCAACTTTTGAATATAACCGTACTCACCCTAAGAATAAGGTCTATTTTGGTGGCTATACCTTAGAGGAATTCCGAAAGGCTATGCAAGAAGTTTATGAAGCTAAAAACGATCGGCGATATGGAGAAGATACTCACCGTTATTTAGCTTTGCTGTTTCATGATATGGAAGATTATTATATTCATACTTTGTCTGACCCCGCAGTAGAGCAAGAGGTGATTAAACATGACTAATGATAATTTAGAAAAAGTAGAAAAAGCCCTAGACAAAATACGTGACTCTTTTTTATTTCCTCGCCCAGAATTAAGCAGTAATCTTGGTAAAGACGCTACTAGAGGTATGCTTGATATTGGTTATTCACTTCTCTATTTGGCGAAGGAACAGCAATCTGAAATTAAAGAACCACCAGTCGGTACTTATTATGTTACCTCTACTATAGATGGTTATATAAAGTTATTGTACGCACGATTATTTATTAGACGTCAGTAATATCAACACAATCATTACCGAATAGCAGGTAGGATAGGAGGGGTATTTAGGTTGACACACTTGCCCAACTATTTTTAGCCTTAACTGGTTGTTAGCTTGATCAGTAGCTAAAATAATGAGGGAGTACATACGTTGAGAGTATGTTGTAATAATAAATGTATAGTACTATGTAAAGTCCTTATTAGGACTTTTTATTTTTATCTTTTTGTACAAAAGTAGTTGAAAATTAAACTAAAAGTGTTATACTTATAATTGAAATAAGGAAAGGAAGTTGTAATAATGGTTTTGTACTTAGTTTACATTGCTATTTGTTTTGCTTTTCTATGGGGCATTACTCAAGCATTCCCAGATTTTAAGCTTTTCATCTACTTAGGTGGGTGGATATTCTGTACTGTTGTTTACTTATTTTTAGTACTATACAATCCGGGGTGTTAATAATGGTAATTCTATTAATTTTGCTTTTAATGACTACGTTTGATTTAATAACTTTGTTAATTGTTAACAATATTAAACATGGAGGCTTATAATGATTAATAATATCTTAGAGTCTATGTTTGATGACTTTATCAAGGATAATATGATTGGACTTTCAGATTCTGCAACTAAAGAACTGCTTACAGACGTACAATTCTTTTATAAGTATTGTCATTATCCTTGGAAGAAAATCATTGTAGAGAGGTGGTAGAATAATGTTAACAACACAAGCTAGATTAGCAATGAAGAATAAACAGCCGGTTAAGTTAGTTGGTGACTTATATAATATTTTAGAAATTAAGCACGTTAATGGAACACGAAAGATGGTTGCCACAATTAAGAAAATAGGCTTGGATCAGTATAGATATAAGCCAATTGATGTTGACGTTGATTATTTACAACAAGCTTAGTGAACAATGTATTAGAGACCAAAAATTTTATTATTAGATTTTGGTCTTTTTTGTTTTGTTTCATTATTCAAATTTAGGTTAGTTAAAAAGACGGGGGTGTGCTAAGGGACAGGCGTAAGAAAAAGGTAGAGATAGGGGTAAAACAAGGACATTAATAGGGGTAAAGATAGCTGTTCATGAATCTATGGAAAATGCTAGGATTTAGGAAATATTTTTCTTATGACCCTAGGCAGAGCGAGTGACCACCCTTGAGGAGGTAGACCTTCGAACAAAATGGGGGTGTGGTCTCAACTGTATTATCTAGTATTAAAGACTAGCAAAACTACCCAGCAAAATAAAAAAGCCCCTTCGGTAAAAAGTACCAAAGGAGTTAATAGTTAGATTAGGTTAAATTTTAATTTTAGGAATAAGACAATCAACAATAAACCCGCACCTGCAAAGCTTACTAGTATAGTGCAGACACCAGTGCAAGCCGTTGAGTAGTCGATTCCAAGTAGTTTAGAAGTAACCTTGCAAGTTAGCTCCAGCAAGCTAATTAAACCGCTCGCAAGTAGGTAGAATAAGTTATATACACTAATTAATAAAGTCATGATAATACTTCCTTTTCTTTATCTTACACCATTATAATACAATAAGCATTTTATATTGTCAATACATAATCATAAAATAATAGCTTGATTATCTTATAGCCCTATTTCTTTATATAAGGCTTTCTGGGGCGTTTTAAGGTAGTTAGGTATAATTTACCATTAAAGCAATAAAATAAGCACAGACAAGCCAACAGACTAAAATAATAATAGATTGAGTTAAATAAGCAAGGACAAAGGGGATGAACTAGAATAATAATAATGTTGCATTTGCAACAAAACATCCCCTGTATAGATAAGGATAATAAAAGAAGCAAAATAAAAAGGACTTATGAAAAGCCCTTTAATATTATTCAAATCCTAATTGGTTATTAATGTAGTTCACAATGTTATTAGCTTGTTGGTCGGTTAATTCTTCTTCAATATCAATATCAAACTCTTCGCTTAAATCATTTAACACATATTCTATGTTAATATATGCAACCATATTAGCAACCTTTTCGGGGTCGGTTAAATCCGTATTGACCATTCCAAATTGTTCAGTTTCATAACTCTTGACGTACTCAATAGCACCAAAGACACCGTTTAAATTAGTGCTTACATAAAGCTGATCTTCCTCACTAAACTCTTCTAATGCTTGTGAAGCCTTATATGTTCCAATAATCCATAAATTGTTGCTAGTAGTATTCATTTGAATATCTTCAAGTGAATTGCTTCCGTTTTCTAATGCATCTGCGATAGTTGATAACATAGTGTTGTAATTAAATTCTTCACTCATTTTAATTACTTCCCTTCTTTATCTTACACTATTATAATAACATTGAATGTTTTGATTGTCAATAAAAAATTTAACTTTTTATTTATACAATAGCTGGAAAGTCTTTACCAGTTACGTAGTTTTCTAGCTTGTCGCCTTGATAGTTGGCTGAAAATTGCTTTGCAAATTCCTTTTCGTGACGGCTAGTAGTAGCGCTATAAATACCATTAGATAAAAACTTTCCATCTGGTAAAATGCAAGCTACGACCACATTATAAGATAATAGCAACTTTACACCATTTACCAGGCTTTTGACCTTGGCTTTACCATAGAATGATTTTCGGCTATCATAACGGGGGTTCAAATCTTCCCAATTAGTAGCGCTTTGAGCATTGAGCAATTCATTTAAGTTATAAGCAAATTTCTTCATCATTTTAATAACTTCCTTTCCTTATTTACATTATTATAATAACATTGTTAGTTATTATTGTCAATAGATTTATTTAAATTTTATTCTAATTCTTCCCACGTAGACCAATCATCGTAATACTCAACAGTCCCTTCAATGTAATTGTCAATTTCCTTATCTTCGCCCCCGTTTTCCCAATAATGATCAAATTGTTCTTGAGTCCAATTTAAGTCATACATATAATAATCAATAGCGGATTCATACACTACTTCAGATAAACCAGTGTTAGCAATGACAAGTTCTTTTTCTTCTTTACCCCGTTTCATTGTTAAAATAGCTTCACCGTAAGTTGTTTCAATAAGACTAACTAATTCAGTTTTTACCTTGTCTGTTAATTTTTCCATTTTTATTACTTCCTTTTCTTATTACATTATAATAATAACATTGATTGTTGTTATTGTCAATAGTTTATTTAAATTTTTATCTGGTCTGATTATTTTAGTTTGTTAAATTCTTCAATTCTATCAATTCTATTAATTAGTTTGATAACTAAATTATTAGTGATTCCATTGGCTTGTAACTGTTCCTGCTCCTTTGGTGTAAGCAATTGCCAACTATCGTTAACAATTAGATTTTGTGGAAAAATGTTAGCATTATCATGTACAGTCTGTAAACTGATACTAGCATTAGTTGCTTCCCTTACCTTGTTAGCTAAATCATTCAGAACATTTTTAATATCATTAGTCATAATTATAACCTCTTTCCTTATTACATTATTATAATAACATTGTTGGTTTAGATTGTCAATAGTTTTTCTAAATAATTAAGAGTTTAAGCTTAACTCTTGAAATAAATCCTTGTTTCTTATTACACTTTTATAATAGCATACTTTTAACATAATGCAAGCCCTAATTTTAATTTTTATTAATTGATTTTAGCAATTATAACATTTATTAGATAAACAATAACTAGAATAGCCCTAATTGTCCATATAATCCACTCTGAGGCGTTTTAGCACTGTTTAGTTATAATCTACCATTAAAGCCTAAAAATGAATTAAACACGGTTATATAAAGAAATAGGGCTATAAAATAATTAAGTTGATTTTTTATAAATAAGTATTGACAATGAAGCCTATTAATGTTATTATAATATTGAAAGGTAAATAGCAAACGCCCAGATAGCTGGTAAGGGAAACCATTTTTGGTTGTTGTTAGCTAGATATGTTTAGAGTAATAGGTACTTTTTTAAAAATCAATTGTCTACTTCCCTAATCATATACATCCACCGTATAGCCCTAATAAATCCAAGCTATATTCTGTTCTCAATGTTACAGCCTATTTTATTCAGTTGTTTAATTAAGTTTAGTTTTCTATTAATCACTTCCCTTTCCTTATCTTTCAATTATATTATATCATTATGTAATCATATTGTCAACACATTTATAGAATTAATTGGATCGATCCACTTGTTAAGAATGCTATTATACCAGTCTTTACGGGGCTTTTTTAACTCTAAAATTTATCAGTTGTTAAAATATTTTTATTAATTTATTTATACGTTTTTGGCTTGTTTTTGCCTTTTATTAGCTTTTATAGGGCTTTTTTGTTGTTTTTAATTAGTGAAGATAATCACTAATTACCCTTATTGTCTTTATCTTTTATATGTAAAACTAAAAGGGTAGAGACTTAACGAACGTTGATATAATAACATTCTTAGTTTTTACCCTTGCTTGTGAATTGTTTAATTTATTTACCTTTTTACTGGAAGAGTCTATACTCTTTGGTTAGTTTTTGCATTAATTCAAATATAATGTTGGATAGTTTATCGCTTAAATCCTTATATTCTGCATTATCATAATTTAACAGAATTGAGTCAAGGCGGTGTAATTCCTTATAGTATACGCTATCAATATAATGAAGTGTATTGTCTTTTACTAGTGCAATATCGCCAACGCCTAGACTCTTGTAATTCTGATTCATATAGTAGTTATTGCTATCTTTAAAGTAATTCACTTTTACTTTGTCTTTATTGCCAATAGTACTAACAATATAATTTTTTGGTTGCATTCCTTTTTTCATTGTGATACTTCCTTCCTTATCTTTTAATTATATTGTATCATATTGTATTCACTATGTAAAGATACAATTTTAAGATTATTCTATACCATAACAACCGCAAGAAGTCAAGGATTTTATCTGATAAAGTTATATAGTTAGGCTTGTATAAATTATGTTGTATTTGCAACAATTTTTTAATCTATTATTTGACTTTTATAGCTAAATAGGGTAAGGCTGAATATGACTGAATAACTTAATAGTTCAATAACTCAATAGTTTAATAACTTAATAACTCAATAGTTTAATAGTTCAATAACTTAATAACTTAATAGTTCAATAACTCAATAACTTAATAGTTCAATAGTTTAATACCCTTTGACGAAAAAAAAAAAGAAGGTGAAATTAATCGCCTTCTTTAATTACTTTATATACAATTGAATTTTTTTCTTGTTTATCTAATCCTACTAAATACTTATAATTAGGATTAATATCAACTGGATTGTAATTTTTATCAAAATAACAATTATCGCCTTGTAAGTTCTGAAAATCAATCATATCCTTACCATCCATTATAATAGGCTCCATAGTTTAATCACACCCCTTTTTTTATAAGCTAAATACCTTTCGATAATAATTCAATAAATTATTTACTTGTTTATTATTATAGCAATCTAAAGTTAGTTTATTTTTACCGCTAACATAAAATCCTCTACCATTGATAATGGTATCGTGTCCCTGTAAGATAATTTTTGCCTTAGTCATATTTTTAACTACTATAGTTAATTTACAAGCAGGAACAACTTCACCAAACTCATTTCGTATACGATACTCCCCCCGTTCGATTGCCAATTCAGTCTGGGGGTCAACTTTTACAAGTTCAAATCTAATTACATTATTCATTTTATTACTTCCTTTACTTACTAATAATCATATTCTGAACGGCGCAAGCCTAAATAGTAACATTTACCATCTTCAGCTTTACCAAACGATTTATAAAGATAGCTTTCGGGGTCGTCATCATCTGTTGTATAAGCTTCACCTAAGCAAAATGTTTGAATGAACTTGATACCTAACTGATTTTCTAAAATTTTTTTCGTTGCTTTTTCTAGTGTGTAGGGTGGTAAAACACAATACATATCAGAATAGATTTCATGCTCAACTTCTTGAAATAACTTTGGATTTAACTCTCCATCTTTTTTCCAATCTTCCATAGTATATACATTAGTCATTTTTATTACTTCCTTTTTCTTAATTCCTTATTACATTATAATAATAACATTGTTAGTTATTATTGTCAACCCTTATTTCTAAATAATTAAGAGTTTCAGCTTAACTCTTGAAATAGTCCTTGTTCCTTATTACATTATTATAATAACATTGTTAGTTATTATTGTCAATAGATAATGTTAAAAATTTAAATATGTTCGATAATATTATCGTAGTCATATTCCTGTAATAAATAGCGGTTTAAGTCTTTCATAAAATAAGTGACTTTCATTTTACCCTCTTTTTTTAGTTGGTTGTTTTCTGGGTCAAAAAATCCAAATTCTCCAGTTATAAGATTAACGACTTGAATATCACCAAAATAATTAACAATCATTCCAAAATAGATTTGATTTTTATCATTAACAAATAACCGAGTATAGTTATCAAAATTATCAAAATCGAAGTCATCAGCAATTCCGCACTCTTGATTAAGGTTGTTCATATATGTTTCAATAATCATTTTTATAACTTCCTTTCTTTATTACATTATTATAATAACATTGTTAGTTAAGATTGTCAATAGATAATGTTAAAAAATTGAATAGGGTTTGAAATAAATACCTGCGGGCGTTTGTTTATAGCTTTTCAATTCTTGTTGAATAGGTAAAGGGTAATCTTTGAACAAGTCTTTAATAGCATTCTCACCATTTACAAGCAAATATTCTTCTTGCAAAGTATCTTCTGGGTAATAGCCTAATTCTAGCTTATTCTCTAATTCATTAAGGTTAGTACTTGACCCTTCGACGTTGCCTTCCCAATCAGTCAAAACGTGTTCATAGGTAACCGAGTAAAGACTTGCATTTTCATAGTCATTAGTTTTTGAATAAACAAAATGCTTATAAAAACGGGAATCACCATACTCTGGTAGTTTGTAGATTTTCATTTTATTACTTCCTTTTCTTTATTTATCTTACATTATTATAATAACATTGTTAGTTATTATTGTCAACCCTTTTTCTAAATACTTAAGAGTTTAAGCTCAACTCTTGAAATAAATCCTTGTTCCTTATTACATTATTATAATAACATTATTAGTTAAGATTGTCAACACTAATTACATATTATTTTTTTAGGAATTTCAAAATCCTTATCTTTTAGGAACTTCAAGGAATTATACATATTATAAGAATGCCCAAATTCCCGTTGGTTGGTTAACAAGTCAATAAATACATTATCAATAAAGATATAATTATCGAAAACAGTTAACATCCTTTTATAACGGGGTTGCCAAACTAATAAGCAACTTGAAAAGTTAGGTGCGTAAATTCTAATGGTATCAATTTTAATTACTTGCTTCAATTCATAGTCAAGCCCCTTGAAAGTAATTAGATTAGTTTCTGAATCTGGCTTTGTGTAGTCATCCATTTTAATCATATATGAACGGTAAAAACTATACATAGATTTAAATTTTTTAGGCTGAGGCTTGATTTTAAAAAAATCTTTTAATGTTAACACAATTCAGCCACCCCCCCCCTTATTTTCTCATCCACAATGGTGTCATTATAGTTATAAATATAATAATCCACCAGTTCGCAGGGTCAAGCATAGACAACACAATAATAGGAGTAACAAGCACCAATAAACTAATAATGATTAATTTTTTAGCTTTTTTATAGGCTTCGGGTATTTGTTGGTCGTGTACGTATTTACGGCGGTTGTCCCTTTCATTCATAATTATACCCCCTTACTGTTTACCTTCAATTAATGCTTCAACCATGTTAAGGCTATCTGTAATCACTTGACTAACTTTTTTCAAATCCTTATTAGTAGGATTATTACGGTCAATTAACAACTTGCGGGAACCGCTATCGTTTGTTGTATAGATTAGTACATCGTTTTTATCCGTACTATCATAATCAAAAAGCCAATTGCCTTGATAATATACATTTAACAGATCAAGGTCGATTGTAATATCATCGCCTTCAATAACAAAGTCTACAAGCTCCATGATTTTATTGGTTAATTCTACATTAGTCATAATTATTACTTCCTTTTCTTATTTCTTATTACATTATTATAATAACATTGTTATGTTAGATTGTCAATAGTTTTTTCTAAATAATTAAGAGTTTAAGCTTAACTCTTGAAATAAATCTTTGTTCCTTATTACATTATTATAATAACATTATTAGCTATGATTGTCAATAGATTATCTAAAATATATTGATAAGTAATTTATCAAATTGTATTGTAATTCTTTGCTAGTTTTAGCAATGGTAATAATTTTTTTAGTATTGTCTAATTCTAATACTTTCCACCATTTCTCATCCACTAAATCATTGATACTGACTTCATGGATACCAAGTACATTGTACTGTATTTTATTATAATTATTGAGTTCAAATTTTTGGATGTAGTGGCTTAAAACATCCACCGCAATTTTTGACCCAGCTTTTCCACTTGTGAGAACATCCAAAGCTTTATCAAATTCACTCTCAGAAATAAGGTCAAATGCTTTTTCTAAAAATTCAAGTTGTTTCAATGTTTTTGCATCCTTCTTGCATAAGTCTTTTTTGAGTTCTAAATTGTGATTAAATGTTTTTGTAATGTTAGCCATTTTTATAACTTCCTTTTCTTATTCCTTATTACATTATAATAATAACATTGATTTTTAAGGTTGTCAACCCTTTTTCTAAACAATTAAGAGTTTAAGCTTAACTCTTGAAATAATCCTTATTCCTTTCAACAATTATATAATAACATTGTTCTGTTATATTGTCAATAGATAATGTTAAAAAATTAGCTTAAGATATTAGTAATATAATTATCTTTTAAGTCTAGCATCTTATTACGATAATATAGATTGACACCATCGACACCAATGTAATCATGTAAGATTGTAGAATTAACATTTTCTAAAAAAATGTATTCTTCGCTTGCATCCATCCAGTTAAACAACCATAAAATAATAGGCGTTTCATCATTGTCATGGTTATCGTACCAATCATCAAGTTCAGTCCAGCACTCACGAAGTCCAGTTTCATCTTCTTCCATAAAGCCATCGAAGTCACCTTCGTATAAATCGTTAACTGTATAATTAACACGATCCTCAAGGTCGATAGCGCTTAAGGCTTCAACTTGCGCACTCTTTAATTCCATTTGATTAATAACATTCATGATTTCTTCATTAGTCATTTTTATAACTTCCTTTCCTTAATTCCTTATTACATTATTATAATAACATTGTTGGTTTAGATTGTCAACCCTTTTTCTAAATAATTAAGAGTTTAAGCTTAACTCTTGAAATAATCCTTGTTCCTTATTACATTATTATAATAACATACCTTTAATAAAATGCAAGCCCTAATTTTAATTTTTATCTGGTTTGGTAACTATAACCCCTACTCACTCAACAGATACACAATTTTTTAGATTATTTTCTTCATATAATAGCAAATAGGACAAATTTAACACGCTTATAAATACCACACTAATAAATAGAAGTCAAGGTAAAACAACACATTTTTTAATCTGTCTTTTTTCTAAAAAACCTCTGGTACTCGAAAATTAATATAATATAAAAGGAACCCATTTTACTGGATTCCCTCTGGTACTCGAAAATTAATATAATATTAGTCTAGTTTATTGGTAGCAGTTAACATACTAACCACTATTACCAATAAGTTTCCTTCTGTACCTCGAAGTGTAATTTCTGTTTCTAGTGCGCTTTCGCCTTTGATAAATTTATTTAAGGACTCCTCGGAATTAGTTCCGTCTAATTTTTTCCAAGCACTAGAGTCGCAATTAACCAATGTTAAAGGTTTAGTATCTAATAACATATGGTAATTATTTCTAATATCAATACCATAAGCATTAAAATAGGTAGTTCTTACTACGCTAGAGTCTAAGTCTTTAATCTCGCTAAAAAATATCGGCGTACTGTTAAACATTAATTTAGTTACTCGTCCTAATAAACCTAAATTAATTAACTCAGACAAATTATAAAGACTAATATCTTTATCATCCCAACTAGGCTTAATTAGTGGGGTAATTAGATACTCCCTTTCCCCCATTAATAGGTTAAACACGTATTGGTCATAGTAAAGCTTAACAATCGTATAGTCATGATTATCAACTTTAAATTCTCGATACTCATAATAACGGGGTACCTTATTTAGAAAAGTCCATTCATGAGGTTCACTTTCCTCAAACAGACCAGAGGGGTCATTCTTCAAATTCCATTCTAGCATTTCTTGACTTGAAAAAGTGCTGAATTGTAATAGTTCTAAGTCTTTACTAAAACGGGGTTGAGCAACTAGATAAGTAAAACCTCTTTGACCTACATCTTTAGCTTGGCTAATACTCATGCTAATTAAGTGATAGTTTTTTAAGTGGTTAGCCATTGCCCGAGACGTTTTTAACTTCTTATACGTAATCATACTACTTCATTCTTTCACTGTATTTTTTGAGCATAGCTTTCGGATCCATAATATCATCTAAAATCCCGCTTTCATCTAATTGCTTCATTAAGTCCAATAGAGCAGGAATGGCATATGCTTTAATGTTATTATTAACTACTTTCGGTGTTAAATCAAGGATGTAATTAATAATATGTTGGTCTGGTGTTAAATCCCCAGCATTAAAAATAAAGTTGATTAACTGTACTAAATGTTTCTTGGTTAAAACATGATCTGAGATTGATTTCAATTCATTTTCTAAGACCCCTAAGATCACATTAAGTGTAGAGTCTTCTACGTCTACCTCTTCAATCTTACTAATTAGTAAGTCCCGATCATATCCATATTTAGAAACACCTGCACCAGCAATCGTCTTCTCTAACGTTTCATGTAGTTGAGTATTACCCATCTTTCTTAGTGCTTTATAATTTTCAAGTCCGAATGGAATAAAGTAAGTATCTTTATCCACTTTAATTACACTAAAGTTTTCAATTGGAACAATTTGTACGTCAACATCACCCATACTAGTCATATAGTAGCTAGTGTTATGTCTCATTGCATTAAATTTCATTATTAATCTCTCCTTTAGTTTAAGCTTAACCCAGCATTGTTTAATTGTCTAATTAATTCTTTACCATCTTTAGTTGCACCAATCTGATTAACAATCTGGTTTACTCGCTTATCAATTTCATTTAAGGCTTCTTCTTGTTTATCCTTAGGAATGTATCGAACAAAAATTTCCTTTAGTGCAGTCATTTCAGACTCTTTAATTAATTGGTACTGCATAAGAGCTTCCGCAGTCAAACCTCTTGTTCTGCTACCGAAGTATTTAGCATGAAGACTTAGGGCACTCATTAATGTTTTAGGGTCAATAAATTCAGATTCCTCAATAGTTTTTATACCCTTATTAATAATCATTTCCAAGGCTTGGTCTTCTGAATACAGTTTACTTACTGGACCAGTTGTAGAGTTGCTTACTACTGGTTGTTGGCTTTGACTTTTAAGTTCATTAGTTTTACCAGTAAAGCCAACAATCTTATTACTGTCTACATCATCAATAGAGTTCTTTTCTCGCTTATCCATTAACTGTTCTAATGGAATATTTTGTTCTTGTGATTCTTTAATTCTTTTCTTGAGTTTAGTAAGGTTTCCCTTAGCCATTTTATAGCCTTTGGAATTTAAATAGCGAATGATATAATCATAGCTCATTTGTTGTTCCATTAGCCCGATAACCTTACTAAAAATAGCCTTATTGTTATAAAGCTCTTTTAAGCTTAGTGATTTTAAGTCTGTAGCCACTCTAAGCCCTCCTAATTGATTTTAGTATAATTTATCATGAACAAATTAAAATCGCTAAAACAGGCTCTTATAGCCTAATTTAGGCATATATAAATTGAGTTTTAGCCTAGATAGGATTGTTTTAAAAATCAGTTCTTGCTTACTGTCTGTAAGTATCTTCTAATCGTAGCCCTAGCTAGACCCTGTTTATAGTTTAACTCAATAAACTTAGATATATGCTGAATTATAGTCATTTTAGGGAGTTTTAGCTTATTTTAACTCACTTAAAATAAATACACTAAATTGTGTATTATTCTTGGTTTTCAAAAATTAATATAGTGAACAAAAGCTAATGAAAATGTGAATACTTTTTCTGGTACTCAAAAATTAATATAATTCTACATACAAAACTGTAAACAAAAAGGGACTTTGAATAGCCTTAAAACCACTCAAAATCCCTATGTTTAGCGTCTATGATAATTAATTAAGATTGGTAAAGAAGCACCAGTTACAAACCCTAGCGCAGTAGTTAACTCTAACATTTGTACATGAGGTAAACCTAATACGTAACCAATCAAATAGCCAACAAATACAATACCCTTGCCATAAAAAGCTATAAACAACCGTCATTATAAGGGTCATTAACAACCAATTATTAATTAGCTTTTTCATCTGCGATTACCTTATTTCTTAGCTGTAGTAGTTGTCTTTTTAGCTGATGTTCTAGTAACTTTCTTAGTTGCTGTCTTCTTAGGCTTAGGTTCTTCTTTCTTTAAGGGCAAGAATCCCCACTCAGTATCATAAATCCCGTGTTCTACGACTTTAACATTCTTAAAATCTGCTGTTAATTGTACAGTATAGGACTTGATAACGCCAGTATTAGGTTCTTTAACTCTGAAAGTAGGCAAACCATTAAGGCGATTGTATTCTTGGTCCTTAGCTCTAACTTCATATTGCTTAAAAGCCAAGCTATCAATCAATTCATATGTTTTCTTTTCAACAATCCGTTTATTAATCATTTTTATCTCTCCTTGTATTTACGTCTAATATTTTCTTGCTTATTCTCGTGTAATTGTACCTTACGGGACACCTTTTTCTTACCTATTTTGCGTCCTTTACCGTAACCGGGGTTTTTATGAGTAACTCTGCTATCCAGAGAGTCATGAATATTAAAAAAGTCACGTGAAGTGGTACGATAGCGATAATTATACATAATTGTAATATAGTTTTCAGATAAGACCTGTGCAGTAATGTAAAGTTTACCATTAATCATTGCCCCAGTCCTTACTTGGTATATTTCAGTAGTGGTTGAAATAGTACCTTTCTGATCTATCTTTTTTAGCTGTAGTAGTTTTAAGTCAATCTTTTCATACCTAGAGACCAATTCCAGACCATACTTTTCTGCGTTGTACAGGTCCTTTTTACTGGCTTTATTAATCTTAGTAAAGAAACCCTCTAAGTAATATCCTCTTTTACTATTTAAAAACCCTGCGCCGGTTAGCGACAGACCTTTGATGCCACTTTCGTTTTTCTGCTTTGCTATGAAACTCACCACCTGTTGTAGTATCGTGTGTATAGATATTGCCAAAATGGTAACGTTGTAAAGATTTTTTAGAATCTAACATACCTTTGATATAAAGACTGGCAATTACTTTTTGTTGGTTATCTTTATTAAACATTTCACCAAATAGATTTTCTGCTTCTACCCGTCTACGCTTTTCTCGGGTATGAGTTTTAGCATTAAGGATAGCATTAAGTTCGCTAGACCATAAAATGGAAGTAGTTCCTCTTAAAGTTACTTTAGGCGAAGGTTCAGCCTTTTTAATCATTCCTGTAATTGCTTGGTCTTCAAATTGCTCATAGCTAATAATACCTACACAACTTAATTCTGGATTACTTTCAATCAGCTCTTTTACTTTTTTAACGTGGGAGTCGTGGCAATAAACATAAGTATATTTACAAACTCTTATATAATCTGCTAACTGATGAGGAAGTCTTCTGAGAGTATCATATTCAGTTTTAATTTCAATTCCAATGATACCCTTATTACTACTAAACAGTAGGCAATCAGCAATTGTTTTCCAGTTAATTGTCTTTTCGTAGATAATTAAGCTGTTACCAATTGGACCATAACGATCAAATAGGTTTTTATTATGTAAGATACTGTTTTTAATCTCATCTTCCATTAATCGTTTCATCACATTGCCCCCGAAGAAGTTAATACATTAAAGTAAGGCATATAAGTACTGTATAAAGGCCCAATATATCCTTTCCAGCGATCAAATTGGTAAGTGTCTTTTAACCATTTAACATTATTAAGACCAATGAATATACCAGTCTTTTCCATCTTTTCATATTTACCTGTCTTTGGTCCTACTAACACTTTTTTGTGCATTTCGGGGAAACCTAAGCCCCAATTACCGGTAACTGTATCAGTACCCCTAATGACTGGAGTAGTAAAAATAGCTGGCAAGTAGTTGAATTTACGTTTAACTTTTAACTTACGCTTATTATTGAGGTGTTGAGCTAAGCTTGTTCCCTCATAAGGCTTTTCCTTAGTCTCTACTAGCATTCGCTTCTTAAACAATACGTTTGGGTCCTTAGTTTGCTTATAAAGTTCAATTCCTTTAGTACCTAGTTCATAGGCAATTACTAATTTACCATCGTCACCTTGGATTAAGTCTATATAGTAATAAGGCTCATTATCAACAATAACAACGCCTGATTGTACATCAAGCATCTTTTCCAGTTCGTTCATTCTTATCACCCATTACTTTATGTTCATAATATTTAAGTCTAGCTTTATACTGATAAGCGATAAACTTACGGACGATTACAGAGTCAATAATATCTCTTACCCAGAAAGCTAAAATTAAGCCAATAATAAAAGCAACTTCATTTTCTAATCCCAAGTACGTGTATACACCGTATATACCAAGTACTCCTAATAGAATGGTTAAGGTATAAGAGATTAAGATACTAACACTGTAAACGTTTCTTTGGAATCTGGTTATGTTTTGCTTATCTTGTCTAATATTAGTATAAGCAGAGATACCTTCAAAGATTTCAACTATAATATAAGTAATTATACAATATTGTATCATTAGTCTGTTATCACCTCTTTATTGTCCTCTGTTTTTACTTCACCGTCTAAGGCAATAGGTAAATTCATAATTTTACCATCGAAGTCTTTAATGTGTTCATTAACATAAGCTTGGGCAGAGTCTTTACTAGAAAAAGTAAGAACAGCATTAAGATCATCAGACCAGAATAGTTGGTTATCATTAGTTAATAAGTAGTAAGCACCACTAATACAATTATTTTCCCGTTGGAACCCTTGAATAATCTTACTATCAATTAAATGCTGTGCTTCTAACTTTTGTAATTCATTTGATTTTTTATTATTGCCGAATTCTTCGTATAGGTCTGCTAAGTTCTCAGTATTAGACAAGAACATAACTTCCTTTTCACCTTTTTCGTTTAGACGACTTACCACTAATTCGTCATAATTATAAAATAGCTCTTGTTGTCCCAAGTTATACATTGTTTCACCTAGCACAACTATACCAACAACTAAGAGGACTAGCCAAGCCCAAATACCCCACATAGGTATAGTACACCCAGTAACAATGGCAATAATTAGTAATGTAAATAATGCAATTAATAGACCAAAAGACCAATGAAATCTGTTAATTAATTTATCATATGGAATACTCATAATTTTATTATCTTTCATTAAATTAAAAACCTCACTAAATTTATTAACTTCATTATAGCTAATAAATAGTGAGGTTTACTTATTTTATAGGTTTACTACCAATGGTGTAATTGTTTCTGGAGTAACATTTAACATTACTTGACTAGCAGAAGCATAGCACCCTAGTCGATCGCTGTATTCTGTAGGACCAATCAGCGACCCTGACTGAACTACTAGTCCCATTATTTTCTTTAATCATTAATGAATGTAAATGACCCCCTACCAATGCGTCTAAAGTAGTATGTTCAAATGCTCCAACCTTAGCAAGACAGTTGTTGTCATTAACCTTATCTAAATCTCCATGAACAAAAGCTAAATTATGACCTTGCACATTAACAATATGACGGTATTCTGTATCTGGATTAATGACTTTAAAATTAGTCATTGCTTTATTAGTATTTTTAAAGCTCTTAGTTAATTCTCGTGCTACTACAGCAACACTATCACCATAGAGTTGATCTTTTTTATTAGGAGCAAAGCGATCATGATTACCTGCCAATTCAGTAAATTCAAATTGAATATTAGGAAAACTAATCGCTAAGCTGGATAAGAAACTATCTTGTAATTCGGTAGCCTTAACAATCTGATTAGACAATTCAAATTCAGTGTAGTAACCTTGGTTTTGTCTCATCTGGGAATTTTCAATTAAGTCACCTAGGTTAATAATCTTAATATTGCTTGGCTTATATAATTGAACAGCCCGACAAATAGCTTGAATGTATTTGTCTAAACGTTGCTGAGCAATTGCATAGCTGTATTCATTATTCTTAAGCTCTACTTTAGCTCCAATGTGCCAGTCAGAAGTAATGACGATTAAAGTATCATTCTTATTTGTATTAAGATTATCTTTTACATATCTATTAGTACGAATAACTCGAGGCTTACTAATACTCTTAATTAGTTCTCGACTAAAAATTGTTTGATCCGTAAGTTTACGTTGTAGTTTATTAAGCTCACGATTTTTATTTTGTAATTCCCGTTTCTTAATCTGGTATTCGCCTAATTCACTACCAAAAGCTTTATTAACAAATTGTTGTTCTGTTGCTGAAAGCTCTTGTCTAGGCGATTGCTCTAATTCGTCCTTACGTCTCATGACTAATTCTTTAAAGTCTTTACTTGGCGAGAAGACTAAGTCTAATTCTTTAGCTTTAGCTCTAACCTTACGCCATGAGACAGACTTACTAGGGCTAGCGTTTTCTAATTCTCGAACAATCATAACAACCTTATCCAATTCCGTTGTAGGGATAGACAAAACTTCATCTCTAGTATTAACATAATCTAAGCTGGATAAGAAACTATCTTGTAATTCGGTAGCCTTAACAATCTGATTAGACAATTCAAATTCAGTGTAGTAACCTTGGTTTTGTCTCATCTGGGAATTTTCAATTAAGTCACCTAGGTTAATAATCTTAATATTGCTTGGCTTATATAATTGAACAGCCCGACAAATAGCTTAGGGGGGGGATTCTTAAGCTCTACTTTAGCTCCAATGTGCCAGTCAGAAGTAATGACGATTAAAGTATCATTCTTATTTGTATTAAGATTATCTTTTACATATCTATTAGTACGAATAACTCGATGGCTTACTAATACGCTTAATTAGTTCTCGACTAAAAATTGTTTGATCCGTAAGTTTACGTTGTAATTTATTAAGCTCACGATTTTTATTTTGTAACTCTCGTTTTTTAATCTGATATTCGCCTAGCTCACTACCAAAGGCTTTATTAACAAATTGTTGTTCTGTTGCTGAAAGCTCTTGTCTAGGCGATTGCTCTAATTCGTCCTTACGTCTCATGACTAATTCTTTAAAGTCTTTACTTGGTGAGAAGACTAAATCTAATTCTTTAGCCTTGGCTCTAACCTTACGCCATGAAACAGATTTACTAGGACTAGCATTTTCTAATTCTCGAACAATCATAACAACCTTATCCAATTCCGTTGTAGGGATAGACAAAACTTCATCTCTAGTATTAACATAATGAATCTTAACTGGAGAAGAAGTTAAACCTAGAACAGATTCAATAGTTTCACTACCCTCTTTAACACTCATATATACTTTATGAGCGCTACTATCTTTATCAGATAGGTTACTAATGAATTGATCTAGGTCTTTAGAGTTGATTGTTTTTTGACTATAGTCTCTTAAATAAGAGTTAATGATACCAAGAGAAACTTGGTTATTAAATTTACGAGCAATATCACCTAAAATTGCATATACAAGCTTTGTATTGATTAGCAAACCTTCCCTTACTCTAACGAATTAAGTAATAGGTTTTTTAAGTTAATCTCTGATACAGCATAGCCGACTTTGCTAATTGGCTGTTTAGGTATAAAAGTATTATTTGTCAAGAATTCTTTGAGTTTTTCATTATTGTAAGCACTAGGATGTAACACTAGGTACTTAGCGACTGAATTCTTCGAAGCTTTAATATCAAACGTAACCAATACATCAGCTTGCTGGTATTGACCTAATACGAAGCGAGACTTACGATAGTCTCCTTCTTCTCTAGCAATAACAATATAAGTGTCATAATACTTAATCATTGTACTATCTGGTTTAGTATACATATTAATCACTTTAGGCATATAGTAATAAAGTTTGTTAGATTGTAAGTAAAAATGAGTATTAACTACAACCTTAGTGTTAATAAAATTATAAACGTCTTTAGTATCTAGGTTAGGGATTTTTAGTCCGTATTCTAATTTATCTAGTTCATCAATCAAGTTATATGATTTATTGTGTTCTTGGTCAAATAGAATTGGTAAAATTCCTGTAAAGTAAGATACCATTGCTAAAACGTTAGGTCTCATATCATCAGAGTAATAACTAAAACCATACCCTTCACATATTATACTACAATTTGAGATATTTTTAACAGTTTTTTCATAATTTGTCCAATAAGGATTAAAAGAAATAAACTCTTGACCTGCTAAACTAGATAGGTTAGTTTGTGGCGATAAAGCAATTCCAATCAAAATGATTTTAACGGGCTGTTGGGAAGTAATACCCTCTAATTGACTTAGATAACTAATAGAATACATATCAACCTTATATCCCTTATTAAGGTAATAGGCTTTAGCTAGTAATCCAGCTAAATAGCTTATTCTGTCTGTGTGGTGATAGATAATAACAGGTTTTTTAGTAGCCATTATTACACATCCTTTCTCTTTTATATTTTAAGTATAACACTTTTAGTTAAATATTCAACTGTTTTTGTACAAGGGGCAAAAATAAAAGAGGTTAAATTAATAACCCCTTTTATTGATTATTTACTTGCTTGAACGTTGAAAGCAGGAACTTTAGCAGTATCACCGATGACTTTACCATCTGTGTAGGCTACTGTATATTCCCCTTCTTTAACTGCTTGACCAGCTTTTAAGCCTTTAATATCTACAGTGTTCTTACCAATATCACCTTGAGCTACTAAGCTACCAGCTTGGTTAAACACTTCTAAGACTAATCCTTGTCCGTTATCCATGTTTTAAATCCCTCTATTCTGCGCTAATTGTTGCTTCTCTTACTACTTGCGACTACTTTAATATTTGTTGGTTTTTCAATTGCCTTATTTAAGATAATTTCTGGTACGTCTACTAATTCAGACCTATTAATACCGTCACTAAAGGCTACTTTATAATCCCCAGCTTTAACGTTTTCTTTAGTGACAAGAGTAACCGTATTACCTTGCCCCTCATTAACCAAGCGACCGTTCTTAAATAAGAGTAATTGTAGTCCTTGATTATCCATTAGTTACCTCACTCTTTAACCTTATACTGAAGCTGGGCTTGCTGGAGTAGCTGAACTGGCAGGGCTAGAAGCTGGGCTTGCTGGAGTAGCTGATGTAGGCTCATTACTTTCTGCTGGTTGACTAGAGGCTGGTTCTGGAGCAGGGGCGGGTTTAGCTGTAACTTCTACATTTTGGGTTAACTTAGCCCCACCGTCTGCTGATGTCCAATTAAAGGTAGTTCTACCCGCTTTAACTAGATGAGCAGAAAATGCGTGCTTAGCGTCATCCCACTTAATAGTAGCAATACTTTCATCTGCACTAACAGCACTAACAGTATTATTAGTAACATCACTTGGATTAATGCTAGTAACTGTAACATTTAAGTCGTCACCCTTCGGTACCTGTAATAGTATCTGGGGCTAAGGTGAAACTTTCCATTAGAATAGCTAAAGTATTAAAGTCTGGGACATTAATTTTATCACTAGTATCCCCATTTTCCTTAACCCAAGCTACTGTGTATGAACCGTCTGGATAATCAGTATTAGGAATTAAATCAGTAATCTCTACCTGTTTAGCTCCCTTTTCTCCAGTAGCAATTACTCTATTATCTTTGTCATAAATTACTAAGTGTTCGTTTGTTCTATCTTCCATTTACTCGTACCCTCCTAATTTACTTTAATTGTAGCTGAATTATTCTTGCTAACTACAGTTACTTCTTCTGGGGCTTCTGGTTTAGGTCTTACTTCTACAGATAGGTCAAAAGTAGCTCCGCCACCGTCTAAAGCAGTAAATACAATATCTGTTTCTCCTTCTTTTACAAAGTTAATATCATAAGTACCCCGTTGACTATTATACTTAGCGAGGGCAATATCTTCGTCTTTACTTTCTGCTTTAACATTAACATTAGAAGTATTAGTTGGCTTGTAGTTACCCGGAAGAACAGACTTAACTTCGCCTTCTACACCACTAATCTCTTTACCTACGTCAATATCAAAACTTTCCATAATGACGGGTTTAGTTCTAAAAGCTGGTAGTTGCATCCGCCCGCTACCATTACCTTGTTCACTGTAGTAAGCAACACTATAAGATCCTGCTGGATAAAACGTGTCAGGCTGAAGACCAGTGATTACAACTTTGTTTTCACCAGCTTTACCAATACCAATTTTGTCAGGAGACTCTAAGCCCTTAAAAGCGACCATACGCTGTTTGGTTCGATCCCCAGACATGATAAATTTTGGTTCATACTGAAAAGGTAGCATCGAATTTTCCTTTCATTTTATTACTTTTATTTATCTGTACTTACTGTTACTGATTTAGCCTTTGGATCTACGGTTGGGCTTTGTGGGGCTGATAGTTTAGCTGGTTGGACTGGGGCAGATTCGCCATTTTCTTTTAAGTCAGCTACTAATTCAGCAAAGGTTACTAAGCGTGAGTCATAGCCAGCAATATTGTAAGTACCATGAATATGAGCTTCTAGGGCTTCTAACATAGGTTGACCAGCGTCTGTACCATAGTACTTAGATTTGCGTAATACGTGGTAAGCCTCAAATGGTTGTTGTTCTTTATGATCTTGTTTCCAGATAATTTCTTTCTTATCTGCATCAGTTGTAACAACTAATTCACCCTTAGTTGGGTCACTAGCTTGTTCTAGCTTTTTGAGACGGTAGATGTCTGTACCAACAATTCCAAAGATTAATACATCTGCACCACGTAGGTCAAATAAGTTCCCAAAGTCAGTAACATCTTTAATAACGATAAACTTCTTATTTAAGTCACTGGCCTTTACCTTACTTGCCTTTACAATTAAATCTCTTAAAGCGTCATTACGAGCCTTTTCTGCCTTTTCTGCGGAATGTAATTCCATGTTATTTCATCCTCTCTTTTGTTATCTTTTTCTAATATAGTTACTTTAGCTTGTATTATTAGAATTTGATTAAAGATAAGCTTTCATTAATTTAACTAAAGTACCATATTCTTTTTCTAATTCACTCTTATTTAAGTGGTATTGTTCTTTCACTCTGTCTTTAGCTTCTTTAGCAGTTAATCCGTCTTTAGCGATATAATCTACTAAAGAATGTAATTCGGGGTCACTATACCCTTGGAGTTTAAAAGCAGAGTGAATTTCAGCTAAGCTGTTATCCATTTCATTAGTATTAGGAGTATCAATAGCTTCTGAAACAATTCCTCGTACTTTACCATCCTTACGCTGAACTCGATTGTACTTACTCTTACGTGAATAACTAAAAGTAACGGGAGCTTTTCCATATTGCAAATCTGCTATTTCTTCAACACTCTTGTTACCATCCTTTAGAGGCGTAATATGGGACTTATAGTCTTGAATAGAGTCTAAGTAGCTTCCTCTAATTCTTGTAGGAAGCATTTTAGCTATATAGCCCGGAAAGTCCATTCCGTTGCTCATATCAAATTCTCTTACAAGGTCAATAAATACCTCAGTAATGTAAGCATATAAATCTTGTCTTTCAGCGTAGGTCATATTAATGTTACCGAACCTACGTCCCATGTTATGAATTAAGTTAGAATATTGTTTAATTAATTGTTCGTAGTCCCTTACAAAAGTAATGTTATGGTTGCTGTTACCAATATAAACACCGTTTAAGCTATTAAATACGTTTTTGTTATCAGTATTATATCCAGTAATCCGATCTTTTTTATTAATCTTTTTTCTTGCCATTAAATGTAAAAATTCTCCTCTCTATTAATTATTTTAAAGTAAGAGGAGAATAAATAAATTTATGTATAGAAAAAAGACAGCTACAAATGTAACTGTCTCTTCTCTTAATCATATAATGATGATCCGTCTTCCCAACAAGATCTTTCATCAAAATCATGACAAATTAAAGAATTATAAGTAATTGTATAAGGCATCTTTTCACCTGTTGCTTTGTTTAATACATATCCATAAACAAAGTGAGGATAAAGTTTAGTGAAAGTAACTTTAGTTGCAGAGTCTGGAACATAGATATTATGTTCAACAATCAAAGCTTGTTCACCGTTTTCAATATGCTTACGTAACTTTTCTTTAATAACACTAACTTGATCAATCAAGCCATTACTTAAATTTGTCATTAGCACCGTCCTTTAGCAAATTATATTGTTTCAGTACCTTAAGTACTTCTCTCTTTAGATCTTCAGTGTAGTGGCTTCCCTTATATGGTATACGTATTAATTGTACACCATGTTTCTTACAAAGAATATCTTTATTTTTATCTCTTAATTTATTTTTTATAAGGTTATTATTAAAATAGTTGATGTTTTTAGAGTGTTGTAAACCGTCTATCTCTATGGCAATTTTTTTGTCTGGGAAATAGAAGTCTAAATGTTGGGGGCCTTTATATCGAAGCCACCAAAAATGTTGATGGTATTTATAATTAACCTTTAATTGATCCAACAAGTGTCTTACAATAGGTTCCGAATTAGTACGACTAGCCGTTCCACATCTATCACATCCATAACCACTTAATAGATTATTAGGAGTTGTTTCCCATATATGACCACATTTTAAGTGCTTAATTTCTAACTTAGTAAATCTATTAATATAAGTCCCTAATACTAGATATATCCCGGACCCATATTTTAAGTCTAAATCTTTTTGAAAGTCTGCTGTAGTTTTTTTATATGCTTTATGTTGTATAGGACATCTATTACCTCTAATAAAGTCCCTAGGGCGCACCCAATATACATATCCACATTTATTATGTTTAATCTTAATTTTTGTACCCGAATTTACATAGGTTCCTAATACACTATATTCGTCCCCAGTAAGATCTTTTACTTTTTCCTTAAACCAAGCAGTTGTATGGGTTCTATCAGCTCTTGCACACTTTGAACATCTACTACCCGCTAAGAATGATTGAGGATTAACCCAATATACATACCCACATTTATTATGTTTAATCTTAATTTTAGTGCGAGCATTTTTATAAGGAGTAATAATGGTATACTCATTGCCTACTTCTTGGTAGAATTCTTTAGCATATTCGTCAGCACTTTTTGTTTTAGTCTTTGAAATCCTTTTTGGCGCACACTTTGGGCAACGAGTACCATTATAAAAATTAGACGGGAGTACTTGATATACGTATCCACACTTATTGTGCTTTAATGTCACTTTAGTAGTTCGATTAATATATTCACCAATAAGACTATAATCGTTACCTACTAAATTATATATTTTTTGTTTAAATTCTGCCGTAGTTAGCCTTTTACTCATGGTGTTAATACAAATATAGCCACAGCTTAGTGTGACTATTTCCTTTCTATTAAATTAAGTCCTTAACTTCATTAGCAATATCATCTGGAATATTACCTGCTTGTAGTTCTTCTTTAAAGTGTTTGTAGTTATAATGTTGCTGTTCTTCGGGTAATTGTTCTTGTTGTTGTACATAGTAAGCACGTAAGCCTTTAATCATAGGGAAGTCTTGTTCGTGCATGAATAGGTTAGTGTTGAATAAAGGTGGGTAGCACTTAGGGAAATACATTAGTAATAAACGTTGCCAGATTTCATCTCTAATGGCTTGATTTTCTGGTTTCTTTAACTTTTGTACTAAGTTATATACATTACTACCCTTAATTTCGTCCCCATTATCGTTAACATACTTAGGAGAACGTCCCGTAGTAATAAGGCCATTTTCTTGGGCAGAGTTTACTAAGTTATATTCAAAGTCATAACCAGATTCACCAATAATACACATGGTAAAGTCAGAACCCCAGTTATCACCGACTTTAGATTTAACAACCTTAACTCTAGTAGTAGTACCAATTGGTTCGGTATCGGTTGATTTAGCTTTAAGTTTACCTGATTGAGCAAGACTAATATTAGTAGATAAAAGGTGTTCCCAGCCTTTACCCCCTACAGTTTTAACAGACGCATAACGGGGATTCATAGCATTGAAATCATCACGAGCTTGGTTAATTGCAAGTAAAGTACCATTGTTATGAATAAGGTTAACCTGTAGTTTGCGTCCAACGGTAGCTAGGGCTTTAGCTTGTTGTCCTACTACCTGATTACCTAATTCAGTATTAGTTTGCATTTCAGAGTCTGAGATAGCGACACTATCCCAGATAAACAATACTTGTTGGTTAGGATCAGCTTCATAAACCTTAGCTAGTGTATCAATAATAGTCTTACCAATTTCTTCAATAGATAATTCTTGCATGGTCCCATCTTTTTTACGGGTAGTGGTATATGTAAGAACTTTAGAAGTATCGACACCAAGAGCTTCAAGACGAGAATTATTTTGTGTACCTTCTAAGTCAAAGTAAACTACAATGGCTCCCATCTTAATTGCATTTTTCATAACATTGCCAGAGAAGGTACTTTTACCAGACGAGGGTTTCCCGAAAGCTTGAGAAACTCTACCGGAAGCTGGAACACCACCTACCATATTATAATCAAAGACAGGGATTAAAGTTGGGTACCAGTCCATAATTTCACCACTGTCCGTTTGGTTAAAGGTAGTGAGCTTAGGATCTTTATTAAGTTCCCCAATAATATCAGTAATTTTAGACAAAGCAATCTCTCCTTATTACTTTAAGTTGGCTAAGAATGAGTCAACATCAGAACTAGCGTTTAAGTTAGCTAATGGATCTGGTGCTGTATTAGGTTGTGGCTGTGGCTGTTGAGCAGGTGTAGTTGGTTGTACAGAAGCTTGACTAGTTGGTGTAGGTGCTGGTTCTTGCATATCCGCAGAGTTAGGGAAAGGCATACTTAAATCGTTCTCTGGGGTGTCTGTAGTAGGTTCTGAGAATGGATTAGTAAAATTACCTTGGGCTGGTGCCGAAGAGCTTACAGGAGCTTGTGGAGCCGATTGTGCTGGTGCTGTAGGCTGTTGTGTTTGAGACTGGGTAAAGTTTGAAGCAGGTTGACCAGTCATATTAGCAACGACATCTACCTTTTGGGCTTGAGGTTGATTATTCATAGGTGCTTGTGGAGCTGGTTGACCAGTCGTAGGGGCTTGATTATTAGCAGGAGCAGTAGATGTTTGATTTTGATTAGGGAATGGCAAATCACTTGCGCCTACTTGTGGGGTTGAGTTAAAGCTAGCGCCCGTAGCATATGGGTTAGAACTTACTTGAGCCATTTGTGTGTTGTAGGATTGGGTAAGTTGCTTAAGGACGATTTGGTAGAAGTTAGGATCGGATTCAATTAAAGGCTTAGCTTCCTTTTCAATATCATCTACATACTTCATATTACCTTGAGCATCACGTTCTAAGTAGTTAAAGTTCATAGCAGGTAAGATCATAGCTTGGTTAACACTAGCATTCCAACTACCTACACCACCATTAGGAGCGTCAACAAACTTAGCGCTAACAGGCATTGTTTCTTTAGCAGTCATGAATTGTGCTTGGTCAGTAAACATTGGTTGACCAGTCCGTGCATTCATATAAGGCATTTCTGGAGTAAGCAAGGAAGAAATAGCATACATACCAGAGTAGCTAATTTGATAAGCTTCTACAGCAGGGCGACCTTGGTTATCTACCGCTTGAGCATAAGTACCATTTTGATTAGTAACAGGAACACCAAGAAAGTAAGCACGAGTACGAACAGATAGTGGGAAACGTCCAGAAGCTAATTTAATAGTATCTACTGCATAACCTTTTTCATCTTTAGCACCTTTGTCTTTATTGAATTGAATAACCGTATTAAGAAGTTTAGCTAATTGATCATTTTGATTGCTAGGATCAATAATTACTGGTAAGGCTGTAACACTGCCATCTTTCTTAGTAAAACTAACCCATGCTTCACGGAATTGAACAAAAGGAAATCCGCCATTTTCTAATGGTAAGATCCGACCAAAAAAGGCTTGCTTTTTGCCAAGGGTAGTAGGACGAAAGTTGTTTTCGTTGCTGTTTGAGTTAAGTTGATTAATTGCGTCTGCGAAATTCATTGCCATTAGTTGTTTCCTCCGTTGTTCTTTTCTTCTGTATCATCTTCATTTAAGGTGTCATACATAGCACCAATAGTTTCTAGTAGTCCTTTTTTAGAAAGACCATAACGTTGCATAGTGTTTACAAAGCCTACTGTAAAGTCACTTAGCATATCACTAGCATTTTTACCCTGTTTAGGATAATCTTCAAACAAAACATTAGTTAAAAGATTGCCCTTATTGTCGTCTTTACTAACAACGACAATTCTGCGTTCTTTTTCCATTAAGCTACCTCTTTTACTCGTTTATCATGCAGTCGGTTAAACTCATTAAGACTTAATTTTCCTAGGTTAACAAGCTCATTTTCAATCTTATCTAAGACCATGTTTTTATCATCTACATTATTAACAAAATCTACATTATCTAAATCTAATTTGAGAACTGGAGTATTACCATAAGAGTTATACCAGTCTCGATAGATGTTCCATACAGACTTATAATACTCTGTTAGCTTAGGGTCTGTAGTTTCCATTTCACGCCCACGTTTAGCAATATTACTCAGCATTTGTTCAAATGGTGCTTCCAGATAAATAATTAAGTCTGGACCCATGAAAGGATGACCTGCTACGTTACGTTGCATAATATTATTAAGACGTAAGTAGTCCTTATAAAGAATCTCTGGGAATTCACCACGATTATAAAGGTTATGACTCATGATCCCATCACTAATAAGCGAAGAATCATAGACAGTATTTGTAATACCTTCTAGTCCTAAATGAACACCTTCCATAAGTTGCTCATATCGGTAATCCAGAAATTCAATCTGAACTACGAATGATTTAAGCTCTCGTGAAATCTTACCGTCTTCATAAAAACTATTTAATAATGGAATCTTTTCTGGTTCTTCTAAAAATGCAGGTGTACCTAAATCCTTAGATAAAATCTTAGCTAAACTTGTCTTACCGATACCGATCGGTGCGTTAATATAAATAATTAAAATCCACTCCCTGTTTCTAATACAAGATATTACCTGTTATTTATTTTCAATACTAATTATAAACAATACATAGTAGCCTAACAAGTCTTGTATAGTATCTGCGAGTGATTCATCTTTTACTTTGACTGTTTTGTTACTATTAATTAGATTATCTAGTCGATTACACTTGTCTAAAATTCGCACTGAAAACGCTGGAATAGCACCTAGAATATCTGCCACCTTTTGATAGCTAGAACCATAATCATGGTTCTTCTTAATTAGTAACTTTTTAGTAGCAGTAGTAATAGCGCTTAAAGCCTTTACAAAGGTGGAGTTATCACTATCTGGTAAAATTCCTTTGTAAGCTAGGGCATAAATAAAGCCTCGGGAACAATAATCTTTAATCATTTCAACCTGTTGATATTCTTTAAAAGTATCTTGTTGAAGATCTCGCACTAGGGTTTTACCTTCTTCACTTATTAACTTAGCAACTAGATTATCAACATTTCCTACATGACGATTAAGCACTAACTGTTCAGAGTCTTTTAAATCTAGGGTTAAATTATAGATATTATTACAAATATCTTTTACTTTAGTTTCAAAATTATTAGCCATTAAATCCTCCTTGTGGGATCATTTTTTGCTGTTGTCGTTGGTTAGCACTAATGCTTTGCATCATATCAGCTTTATTTTCAATTGCCTTGGTTAACCAGTTAAGACATCTAAATTGATAGTCAGCTAGATTCCGTTGCTTACTCAATTCAACGTATTTAGGATCAGATTGAATTGCCGTAGCAAGCATAGACTCGGGTGGTTTACGTCCACCATTAAACTTTTTTAAGTTTTCGTCTTGCACGTATTGGATATATAGAGTTCCCTTTAGAGCATCTAATTGTGTATCTAAGTCTTTAGCCTCTAATCGTTTACGCTCTGCAAGTCTAGCCACTAAATAATAGATATTGGGGTTGTTTTGCATTTCTTCAACTAATTTATTAGTATCAAAATTAAGAATCTGTTCTGGTACTAAAGTTTTAAGTTCCCCATTCATGTCTACATATTGTAGAGGACGCAGGGCATCCTTGATAATATCCGCTGTCATATTTACACTTCCTCTCCTTCATCCGCATAGCTAATTAAGCAACCATTACGATAATAAGTATTCTGTTTACTTAAAGCATAACGAATGCTAGATTCTGGAACGTTAATATAACGAGCAGTTTCTCGAATACTAGGATAATAGAAGTCTTGTCCTTGAAACGTTACCTTAACTTTCTTAGGGTTATTCTTTTCACCGTATGGAATAGGGACAGTTTGTGCTTTAACCCATTCCATTACTTTATCTAATTTAGATTGAGCAATCTTGAATTCTTGCATTACTGCGCACTCATTCATGTGTCTGTCTTCCTTTCCGCCCAAGGGTTTACGCATTTCTGCGCATCTAATCTTGCGCACCTCTTATTATGAACTAAAAGTGTAAGGATTGCAATAGAAAAATAAAAAAAAAAAGACAGGCTAAATTAACCCGTCTAGTATTGGTGGCTATCTTCTATTTCTTTTAATTGCTTAAGGGCTTTAAACTTAAACCGAAGTCTTTTTGGTACTGTTACATACTTAGAACCTTTACCCATTCCTCGGTAGTGTTTGTGACTAGGGCGAATAGTAGGTTCGATAATAAACAACTTACCAATTTTAATTCGTTGTTCTGTGTCTAAACCATAGGCAATTACTTCTGATTGAAGATTTAATACCTTTTGTATGTCTTTTAATTTTAAGCTAGGATCTCTGAATTTAATTAGCCTAGCTAAATCTGTTGTATTAAGTGTTTCCACGTCTTTTTTCATTTTAGTTCGTCCTTATAACATATTAGACAACGAATGATATAAGGTCTATTTATATTTCTTAATTAAATACTTACTTAGTTTTTGGTGTTCTGCTTCACTAGAGTAGCTAAGATAAAGCTGAATAGTCCAGCGGGCTAGAATTTCATGTAGAGTATCAAAATAAGCCTCTTTTAAGTCTTGAGTAACATTATCATTAAATTCAAGATAAATTCGATCAGCAATAAATCTAGCGTCTTCTATATCAAACAGCAAAGGAGTAATCCTTGTATCTTCTGTAATGTTTGGTACATAAATAGCGGTAGTCCCAACCTCAGAAGCAGTGTTCATATTATCTAATTCTGCTTGGCTAAAGTTATGAAGTCGATACATATAAATAACTTTTCGATTAGATCCAATAGCTAAAAAGACGCTCATTGGAATTAAGTCATTAGTAGCATAAATGATATGGTCTTGACTCTTATATACTTTATGGTTAAGTAATAAGTCGTCACTCGTACCGTCAATTACGTAATAGTGTTCTTGATCGTCATTTAGACAAGCTAAGACTTTCTCCTTGTTTTTAGCATTAACTTTTACATAATCACGTTTCTTATCATAAAAGTTTAGGTTTAATACCCGAAAAGTATTATCAATATTTAATTGTCTTTGTAAACGCAATTTAATTAAACCTCGTCAATTAATTTATTTAAGTCCACTTCTTTATGCTTTACCTCATGAGTATTTAGGCTATCCCAATTAAAGTCCTTATATTGTTGATACATAAAATCTGGGTCTAGCTCCATAAAGTTATCTAAAGTGGTAACAATCATATTATACCTGTTAATTTCCTCTGTACGCTCTTGTGTATAGCTTATCATCGTAGCCAATACATTGTCATGGTCTTTAGCTAAAACTTGATATACGCTTGCTTTAAAAGGGAATAGGGCATAGTCATTTTCTCGCTTAATATGGATAATTAAACATGGTACTGTATGACCAACTCCACCTAATCTGCTAGAGTCTGTAGTTACCTGTTCCATAAAACTAGGAATTTCACCATTAGAATTAAAGAATTGAGTAAACTTAACAGAGTCATGATTCTTTAGTTCATAATTAAAGATACTCATTGGGTGATCTGCCGGAAAGAATAAATCACCAACAAATCCCATATTACCTGTTTGATCAGAATGATTGTACTGAGTTTCAATTCCTCTTGTTGCCCCAGAATAAGCAGTACGGCTTACATTAGTCTTATAGTGTAATGAAAACTCCTTGGCTATCTTTCTTTCAAAATTCTTGCCTTTTTTTACGATACTATTCCCATCCATTTATTATCACCTTGTTTATAATATAGTTTTGTTTATTAATAAAAAAGACTAACATAATTGTTAGCCTAATTAGTATTAATCATTTGACTAAGCCTAATTCTTGTAGAGAGTATCTAGCTACTTTTCTATCTGATTTAAGGAATCAATTATAGATAATCCTATCTCTTTAGCAAAATTAACGGCTACAGCATTTCCAATCTGTTTATACACTGAACCTACACCGCCTTCAAATTTCCATTCATCTGGAAAACTCTGAATACGTGCGTACTCTCTAGTTGTGAAAGGTCTTGTCTCATCTGGATGGCATCGCTCCGTTTGCTTTTGAGATGGTGACGTAGTAAGAGTAAGGCTTGGTTCGTCCCAACTTAATCTTCTTGCCATACCTGTCCGTCCACCACCAGAATTCCAGCTTGCTCCCATATAGTCTTTAGCGATTTCTTCTGGTAAATCCCGCCAATATCCTCCAGCTGGAACAAGTTTTAATACATTATACTTTTTCTTAGAGTATTTTACACCCGGACTATCAGGAACATTCACTAGTACGTCTTTTAGCACTGGTTTGTAGGTGTGAGGCTTAGGATACATATATTTAATGTTTAAATCATTCCTAATACCAATTAGAATCATACGTTGTCTTTTTTCTGCAACTCCATAGTCCCACGCATTTAATACCTTATATTGGGTATGATAACCGATTTCTTCGAATACATTGATCATTGTTTTAAGCGTTCTTCCATGATCGTGCGTGGTTAAACCTTTAACATTTTCTACAAGAAACATTTTTGGCATCGTTTGCTTTAATATTTGAGCATAATTATAAAATAATGTTCCTCGAGTATCTTCGAGACCTTTTCTCTTTCCAGCATAAGAAAATGCTTGGCATGGATAACCACCACTAAGCAGATCGATCTCAGTGTCCTTAGGTATATATTTTCTAATACCTTCTGGATCATCTGTTATTTTTGTAATATCTCCTTTGATAACATTCCAATTTGGTCTATTTCGTTTTAAAGTTGCTACTGCATTTTTATCTATTTCTACAAGCCCAACATCTTTAAAACCAGCTTCTTCTAGTCCTAAGGCTAGCCCACCAGCTCCTGCAAAAAGCTCTAGTACATTATACGTTCTTTTAGGTTTCACTTTATTTGTATCGCAAAATTTCTCTTTATAGTTTTGTTTAATCATATTAATCATACATCATTTTTAAGTTATTAAATAGTTTTACTTTTTCTCTTACGTCTGGATCATAGATTGCCCGTTGGGTAATAAGTGGATCAAGATGACTAATGTAAGTCTTGTTTTCCTTATAGGACTTTTTAGCTAGTTTATTTAACTTCATAAATTGGTCTTGCTTATCCTTATTCGTATCAATATCTTCGGACTCTGCTAGGTCTCTTAATTGCTTAATAACCTTTAATTTAATTAAAGCTGGTTCTTTCTTAAACATATAAAGATGATCCTCGTCTTCGTCTTTAACAACTAAAATACCTAATTTGTCCTCTTTTACTAATTTAGCCATGTAAGAGTCATAATCAATTTCATCTTTTAAGTTATTGCTTACACTTTCTAGTCCCTCAAGACTTAGTACATAAGAACGAACTACACTCTTAAATAGGGCTGAATTTAATTCCTTATCATACATAACAACACTAATCTTCTGATCTTGAATATTAACAAAAGATTCTTCAAAAACGTTAACTAATTCAGCTTGATTATCTGCTACGTCACTTTCTGAAATTCCAGCTAAAGGAGCTAAGCCAAATTCTTTATTTAAAGTCTTTACTGTATATACAGTTACGTTCCCAGTATTAACAGCTTTCTTTAATTGAGTAAAGCCAACTTCACCTAAAGCCTTTTTAAGGTCTGCTACACTCATTACTTACCTTCCTTTAAGTCTGCTACTTGTTGCTTGAATGATTCCTGCATCTTTTCACTAGCTTTACGGTTAGCCTTATCCAATTCCTTATGAGCATCCGCCCAGATCTTATCAATTGTCTTTTCATCTAAGCCATTCTTTTGCATTGACTTATCTAACGCAATTGCAGTTAAACTAGCCCGTTGATTAATTGCAGATAATTGTTGACTAAGTGGTGAATTAACAAGATCAATTACATCTAATACTTCTTCCATTGTTAAGCGCTTCTTGAGCAAGGTTTCAGCACTAGTCTGTTCTAACTTAGTCATTGGCATTGGTAGTTGTTTATGAACCTTAATTGCATTTAAAATTTGTACTTTACTTAGAGCTGATTTTACCATTATTTTCTTCCTCCCAAATTTGTTGAGCAATTCTGCTTACTTCATTTAATTCTTTTTCACTAATAATATGTTTTTTAACTAATAAAGTAGCTAGACTAGAAAACAAGTCCGCAGTATAGTTATTAGCTTGCTGGGCTTCACCCGTTACTTTATTAGCTAAATCTTTTAATGCTTCATAGGCTTCCTTATAGGAAACAGGGTCATTATTATGCTGAGTAACCGTTTCTGTTGGTAGCTTACCATCTTGTTTAACTAATTCCATTAACCGGATATAATCTTGAAAACTTAGTGTACTTAAGTTTCTTACATCTGGTAAGTCTCTTTTCACTTTTTATCACCTCTTACTAGATACAGTAATGATTGTAGATTAACAGGTTGAGCCTTGTCTAACAATTCTTTAACTATTGTACTACCTAAATCATTAGCATCTTTATCTTTATAGGGATTTACAACTAAATATATCCGGTCTAGGCTAATTCTTTGCTTTAGTCGATCTATTAACTTAATTTCTTCTTTCATAGCGTCATTATCTAAAAATACATAAAAGTACTTAGGGTTAGCTTTAAGCATGAGATTAATCTGATTATCTGTAATTGCCTTACCTAAAGTAGCAACCCCTACATAATCCGCTACAGTCGAACTAATTGCATTAAAAATACCTTCGCAGATAACCATTTTGTCTTTTACATGATTAAGGTTAAAAACAACATCTTTCCTAGAGTATTCATTGTCCTTAGCCAGTGCATTAAAAGATTTAATAAATGGATTAGGTTCAATACTTCTAGTACTCCAATAAATAACATCATTATTAAGACCATAAGTAGGAAAGATAATACTATTACTAATTGTCATATCTTTATCTTGGGTTTTAATAGTACCAGAGGTAAGATAGCCCAGATTATATTTATATATTTGTTGTAAGGTAATTCCACGATTTTTAAGATACCATAAATAGGGATAAGACTCGGGATTATTAAGATTATCCCTTAATAGCTTAGTATTAGTAGGAAAGGGGGGACACTTTTTTCCTGCTTGTTTTTGCTTTTCTACTTTAGTGTTAAGAGCAACTAAGCGACTTAAAAGTGTTTCATTATCAACCGGCTCTACTTTAGGAATAGCAAAGTCTTCATCTTTTAACATATCACTAGCTTCTTTATAGGAAACATCATAATATTGCATAAAAAAGCTGATTGGGCTGTTACCACGAGACTCACACTTAAAACAGATAAATTGACCTTTAGGAGAGATATAGAGCTTTTTATCATGCTCTCCACAGAAAGGACAATCTAAATGAACTTCACCCGTAGCTGTTTCTTGATAATCCTCATTAACACAATTAACAATAATTTGTTGTTCCCGAGTCATAATTTCACCTATCTCACATTATCCTCATATATAATTTTAGCAACTTTTCGCATATATTGATTCATTCTAAATCCCATTCCAAGATCACTTAACATTGTCATTTCTTCTTTGGTTGCAAACTTTGTTGGGTTGGACTCAAGGGCGTTTGGGTTAACTCCCTCGTCATGTTCTCGTTTAATAATCTTTTGTTCAATATTGTCTAAAGTTTGGCTTAATAATAAGTAATTTCTTTGTACGTCTTGTAAAGTATAGAAACCATCCCAAGTCTTTAGACCTATTGACTTTAGCTTAGTAGTAATTCCTAGGTTAAACATATACATAGATTTATCTGTACCGAGTTCGTCTTTTTTATATTCATAATAATTATGTAAGAAATGGTGATTATCCTTAAACCGCTCTTGAATATCCTTAGGTGCAATTGGATCAACCTTTAACATAATATTATGGAACATCGATACATAATAATAATCAAAATAAAAAGACAACGGATACCAATACATACCATATTCAGCAGGAATATAGGCAACCTCAAGATTGCCTTGGCTTGATTGGCACTTTGCAACAATATAAATCCGTCCGTCTTTTTTAGTAGCCTTAATTTTAAGACCATTAGTATTTACTAAATCGAGCATTAATAAACTAAAAACCCCTTATATCAAAGTATAGGTCTATTTTAAACCCATTCGATACAAGAGGTCAAGTAACCTTTAAAAGATTAATTATTAACTAGTTTCGAAGTGTTGTCAACCTTTTTAACTAATAATTGATTATCAATATTATCATTAAACTTCATATCATCATTATGAGAAACAATAATAATATTACCTACGCTTTGCTTTAAGTCACTTAATACATTAATAACGCTATCAATCCCCGCCTTATCTAATGAATCAAACACCTCATCAAATACCACTAAATTAAGTCCACCAATTTGTGATTTAAGATAGTTCATAAAAGCAAGGTTAAGAGCGATCCCAATTCGGCGCTTTTCACCAGAAGATAGATCTTGATAATTACTACCAGAAACACTAGAGTCAACGTCTAGGCTAATTTGTTCATTAACCTTACCAGACTTAGTAGTAGTCTTATTATTAAGAGCTACGGTCATTGTATTATTAGTCAATACTTTTAAGATCTTTTCTAATTGATCGTTAAGATAAGGAATAACTAAAGATAAGGCTTGAGCTTTAACACCTCGATCTGAATAAACCTTAGTAAGCTTTTCAAAATCCTCTTGGGCTGATTGTTGCTTGTATAGGTCTACTTCTGTTTCCTTAATCTGTTTTTCAATTCCAGCAGTATCTAATTGCTTTGGCTTCTCAATCGGTGTCCGTGCTTGTCCTAGTTCAGCCTTTAGCTGGTTGATGTCATTATTAAGACGATTAATTTCAGTTACTAGATTTTCTTGCTTATTAAGCTTTTGTTGAGCCACATTAAGAGCATTGGTTAGCTTACGGTACTGTTCCTGTTGCTTAGAAGCCTGTTCCTGCTCTTCTCTAGCAAGTTTAGCATAATTATCCACGTCTTGGTTAAGAGTGCTTAGACGAGGTGAGAGAGCCTTATACGAGGTCATAAGCTCATTAGCTTTCTTATTCATATTGTTTAGCTCTAATTGCTTATGTTCTGCATCTAATACATTTCCACACCAATTACATACTGCATTCTCTGAGTTTTGCAATTGCTTGTATTGAGCAGATAAGTCAGTAAGCTGTTTCTTAATATTTTCCTGCTGTAATTCAATATTCTTTTGTTGAGCCTGTGCAGTTTGGAGCTTATTAGCATATCCATTACTATGTGTAAAGTTAAAAGCTGATACCTGTTGTTGATAAGTATTATATTCTGTTTTAACAGACTCATGAATTGTTGGATTGTAGTTAAGCGAATCTAGCTTAGCTTTTCTTAAACTAATTTGATTTTCAAGATTATCAGCCCGTTGCTTTTGCATAGCTACAGATTGCTCATACTGACGTTGTAAGGCTGTTTGGCTATCCATTAATGTATCTAGTCGTTCTAGTTCTTTTTTGTCCTCTACGAGCTTGCTAGAAGATTCTTTGCTATCTTCTTTAACCAACTGTAACGCTTGCTTATAAATATTAGTATTAGTAAGTTCTTCTAAAATCTCCTTACGGTGCTTATCTGTAGCACTAATGAATGTATTAAGCTTTTCAGGACTAAAAATAACAGAGTTAAGTAAAGTATCAAAGCCAAAACCTAAAGTAGCTACAATCTCCTTATCCGTTTCCTTATTAGTCGATAGAGTAACGTCTTTACCGTCTCGATACATGATTACCTTATTCTTAAATTCTTTATCCTTACGGTAACGAGTAATCTCATATTCATGACCAAAATGGGTAAATACTACTTTAGCAAAACAATTCTTACCTACGTCATTCTTAATCACTTCATCACTTTTAGCACCGTCTGGAGTTTCACCATAAAGAGCATAAATCATCGCATAGATAATCGAACTTTTTCCAGATCCATTTGTCCTCTCACTATCAATACCAGTGTTTTGACCATTAAGCAGAGTTAATCCTAGATCATTTAGTTCGAGCTTAAAGTGGCTAAAACTACGAAAATTTTGAGCTTCAATTGTTTTTATCCTCATTATTATACTTCCTTTTATTTATTTATTAGGGCTAATAGCATCATTAATCGTTTGAATTAATTCTGCGTTTTTATCTATTTTATTACTAGGACGTGAATGGGTTGTATTTGATTCATCTAAAGTAGCTAAGTGATCTGCTTGTTCATCTTTTGACTCGGGGTGCAGACGCATAGACTTTAAGTCATAATGTAAGTACATAAAGTTATCATCAAAACCAAAGTTATTACGAACCTTATCTAAATAAAGTCTAATGTAACCTTTCTTATATTCCTCTGGTGTTGAGTTCAAAGTAGCACCGAAGGCAATTGTGTTCTTCTTACGATATGAACCTTCCACATTTTCCATGGTCTTAATTTCAGCAATCCCCGAACCACGATTAAGCTGAGAAGCAGTAAAGATTAGAGTATCTGTTTCTTGAGCTAGGCGAACTAAATCTTGGTAAAGCAATTCTCCCGCTTGTGCTTCATTATCAGAATACTGTTTCTTAATAAGTAAGTCGGCATAGTCCAAGATAACTACTTCAATCTTAGTTTGCTTTTCCCGTTCTACTTTATTAATTACTTGTCTTACATCGTCTACGGTCCATGTTAATGGAGTAGATTTTGCATAATAAACGTTTCCTACCATTTGATTTTCATTTACTTTACTGTAATAGTTATGAACTCGTTCCTTATAGTCTTCTCTGATTTCACCATCGGGAGTAAATACATCATGTATATCAGAATTAGTAATAATCCGGTCAAAACGTAAAATCTGATCGGTATTTAACTCTTCTAGTGTAATATGTAAAACATTATGGTGAGCAACCATTGAATAGTAATAAGTAAGATTGGATAAGAAACTACTTTTACCCCGTCCAGAAGGAGCGTTAATAACTGCGATTTGTCCTGTTTCCAACCCTCCACCAGTAACAACATCTAATGGTTTTAGACCAGAAGACAGCTTACGATTACCAAACTCATCATAAATAGCTTCCTTACGGGCTAGGTCTTTAAAAATATCGATAACTTCATAGTCTGTTCCAGTAAGCTTGATTTCATTAATCTTAGCCATTCGCTTTTCTACTCGCTCTGAAATATGATCGGATCCTTTAGTAGCTTCTTCAATAATGGCTTGATTACCTAATTGAGTATGTACATAATTTTCCAGCTCAGTAAGAACAACTGTATTATTATCCTCTTTTGCATTAATAAGATTAGAGGTAGTTTGAAACAAACCATTTAATACATTGTCTGGAACAGTAGTGTTACTTCTCTCCGCTTGTCTCTTTAGACGTTCTTCAACTTTTAAGTTAAGAGCATTTAGACTTAAAGGTTCGTCTGTAGTTGCATAGTATTGAACTACGGTTTCAGCAATTAATTTATAAGTAGGATCTTTAATTAGCACTCCCACATTACGTGACAATACATTCTTAGCAGTATGAGCGCTATGGATTGATCTTATTAATAATTGCTCTTCTTTTTGACGGCTATCTAATTCCATTAAATTATTAATCCTCTCTGATTAAGATAATGGTAAGCATTGAATAGATACTTTAATTCGTCTGGATCTCGAAGTTCTATTTCATTATTAATTCCATAATAGTAATAGCTGTATTCTGTTACTCCTAAATGATGGGTTAGAGCTTCATGAGGTTCCTTACAAATTAAGAATATTACTGGTTCAAAATACTCCACACCATCTAATAATAACATATTATCCCACGTTTTATTAGATCGTTTTAAAAGCAATCGTCTAACCTTTTCCATTGAAACGTTGATATAAGAAGTGTTACGATAGCCAAAAACTCTTTCTTTAAGATAAGTCTGTTCCTCACTATATAATTCCTTAATTGGAATTTTAAATAACATATTAAGAGCTTTTAAGTAAAGGTTGTCTAAGGTAACATATAAGTTTTTATTAGCTAGTTTTCGGTATTTATCTTTTCCATCATAAGCTTTTAGAATCATTTCTTGATTAAAATTACCTAAAGGCATGAACGGAATAGCCTTACGTTTTCGATTAAGATATAAATAATAATCAAATACGTTAGACATCAGCCAAACAGGATTTTCCTTTAGTCTAATACTTAACTCATAAAAACTACTCATAATCTGTAAATCGATCTTACTAGGCTTAGCAAAGTAATTAAATACAGTTGCCTCATCTTCAAGTAAAACATAATTAAAGCAATCATAAGCTTGACCTAGTAAGTATACATAGTCTCCTTTTAAATAATTACACATTACATCACCAACCCGTTTTATTGATAATTCTACTATAACACTTTTAGTTAAATATTCAACTGTTTTTGTATAAAAAGATAAAAATAAAAAGAGAGGCAATAATTTTACCTCTCCTTTATTGTAAGTGGATGTGCCCTAAAATAGTTGGAATAAAGGCAATCAAAATGGGTAACCAGATCAAAGTCCATGTATTGTTCTTCTGCTGATTATCCTTTTCTAGCTGTTTACTCTTCTCTAGGGCTTCTTGTGCCTTATCCCGTGCTTTAGTGGAATCCTCTTCCACATTATCAATACGAGTATTAAAATCTTGCTTTAACTCATCAAACTTACGATTAGATTGATCTATCTTCTCATTTAATGAGTTAATTTCAGTTTGAATAGACGCATTAGAGGATTTCAGTTCCATTAACAAGTTAAAGATTGTATCGTTATCTACCTGCATAGTAGATTTACCCTGATTATTGTCTCTACTTTCCGCCATTTTCAGATACTTGGTTAGTAGCTGGTTGACTTGCTTGGATATTATCTTTTCCTTGTTCTGGTACTGTTGGAGCTGGCTTTTCCACCGTAGTATTAGCACTTTTTAGTTGTCGAGGATCAGTAGGTGTAGTAGGTTGGCTCACACTTCCATAAGCCTGTTCAAGACGATCTTTTTGGGTAAACCAAGACCGTTCAATTTGTGCTTTAATTAAGCTTTCATCAACATCTGTAATACCTAAAGCTTTAAGCTGGCTATTGACAAAGTTAAAAGCATATTGGAATTGCTCATTACCAGTAAGTTGTTTTGTTAAGCCAAGCTTTTCAGCTTCTACCACTGCCATGCTAACTAGGTTCTCAATCTTATATGCTTGTTCCCCTAGCTTATGATTATTAATCAGTTGTTGACCAATCCAGCCCATTACAACTGGAATTAATGCAATCGCAATCGCCATCAGTAAATCGTGCATTCTATTCTTCCTCTCTGATTATCAGTCAAGTCAGGTAAATCTAATCTGTGCTAGTTCTAATATAGGATATTTAAGGTAAAGAAAAAGTACCTAGTAATTAAACTAAGTACTTTCTAATTTATTATTTAATTACGTGTAACGTTATCCAAAGAAAGGCTATACATCGTACTTAAATACACCACTGAGCTTTCTTACTTTCGGACTTCTGAAGTTGCTAGAAGCATGAAGGTTAAGACGAACCTTAAACTGGGTAGCTAGGTGGTTTTTATCCGTTGCATTAGGAACAGTTGCTTGGAAGATATAACGAGTAAAGTAAGGACTAACTTGCTTAGTTGAGGTTGGCTTAGAACCACTAGAAGCTTCCTTGTTTAGGGTTGTACTCTTACCACCATTTTCTGGGAAGTTGTACCAAGTATTACCACCATCTACTGAATACATAGGTAATACATAAGACTCCTCTGTCCCCGGATTAGGAATATAAGCGTCATACTGGATTTTAACCTTGTTAAATGAGGCATCACCAGACTCGTCTAAGTTAATAGATTCATAATGGGCTTTAGTACCAGTAAGAATAGAGGCTAAACTTAACGATTCAGTAGTTAAGATAGGAGCAATGTATCTATCAGTAGTAAACTCAGCCATTAACTGAATAGCATAAGTGTTTTGGAATAAAGCAAGTTCACCATCAAGTTGTTGTGGATCATTACTTGTTGTAATCTTGGGAACAGTAGTAGTAGTAGTTCCCGGAACAGATACCACTTTATTGTTATTATTAACAACTAATGGTTTCCATTGTGTATTATTCAATACGGCAGTTAAATTATTGCTACCTTCGGTATTAACATCTGATTGCTGAACTAGCTTAATATACCAGTGCATAGCAGTGTTTTGATAAGTTAAGAAGTTGGTCAAAGTAGCTAAACGATCAATAGACGATAAGTAAGTATTAGGGGTTGTACCATGCCAATCCATATTAGGTCCCATGTCACTGCGTTTGTCCCAAACAGTATTAGCTGATTGGTTAAAGTCAGACATAATAATTGGATCAAAGACAACTTGACCATTATCTAAGAACTCAGCTACGTTAACTCTGAACTTCAAACTAGAAGCACCGTCAGCAGTCCAAGTCATACCGTTGTTAGAAATGAATAAGTCACCATTTGAGTTAGGCGCTTTACCTAAAACATCGCCCACATTAGCAGAAACAGTAGACGAAATAACAAAGTTTTGACCGGTAGCTTGTGGGTCGTCATTATAGATAGCTTGATAGTTAGTGTTGTAACCAGTTTCAGACTTACCAGCACTCATAACAGTTTCGCCCTTAGTAGCCTTAAAGACAGTATATTCGTTACTATCTGAAATAAGAACAACAGCATAACCTTCGTTAGCTTTAAGAGTAACTGGATCATCAAAAGTAATTCTAGTTGCGACACTACCATCATTACTAGTATGAATTTCTTCTGGGTCCAGATATTGCTCTGCTCTAACTACTCGATTAGGGTATTGAGTATCCCCTAATTCCCGAATTTGAACAATTAATTGAGGACGATGGGCTTCATTACTATTAGCACTAGCAGGCTTAGTCATAAAGTACAAGTCGATAGACGATAGTTGTCTCGTTTCTTGTAGGTAGAATGATTGAGCCAGCGGATCCCAAAGGTTAACAGTATAAGTTTGTTTTTCAATAACGTTAGTAGTTGTTCTAAGCGTACCATTAGCAGTGTAGTTAGTAGAGGCTACATCACCACTATTATTAACAATCTTAACTACACGAGTACCACAACGAATAGATCCACCCGGAATCACAAAGGTACCATGGATTTCACCTTTAGAATCAGTCTTGAAGGTATTAGCCTTAGCTCCTTTATAGCTATCATTTTCTGGGGTAGGTTCTTGCACTGGGGTACCATCAATCGTAATTGTGTAACCATCAGTTAATGGTCTAAAGTTAGTAGCCTTAAAAGTAATCTTCTTAGATCTCATATATTCGACTAATGAATCAGTAGTAGAAGTACCACCATCACCAATCATCCAACCTGTTTGACCTAAGGTGTTACCAGAACCAGTATCAACAACTCCATTAAGCCCACCATAACGCATTAACTCTTGACCAGCTTGATCAATGGCGTGTTGCTGAGCTGTACGACCATCATTATACCAGCCCATGCTAGTGTCACTCATGTGTCTCCACCACTTATTCATGTTAATCGTACCTTTATCAACACGCTTAAAGTCAGTAGTAGTCTTAGTGTCAATCCAATTATCAACAGCAGGATCAATAGTTAAATTACCATTAGCAGAGAAAATATTAAACTCATTAATATTAATAACACCAGTGGCAATAGATTGACTAAGTGCTTCAACTTCATGATAGGGCGGACGAACTAAATTACCATGTAATGAAATATTAGAAAGAGCCTTGTTCATGTTGGGTGATAAGTCTGCCTTAGCTTGTGCTGGAATGGAAATTTCACCGTTCTCAAAGTCATATGAAACATTACTATTAGTATCGTCACGGTTAGCAATTGTAGCAAAACTATCAGCAAAAGCATCTTTCAATACTACTGGGTCTTCTGAACGCTTGACATCAGATTGCATATAATTAAGAGCCATGTTGTATTCTGCATTATCTAAACGATGTCCCCATTGTTGTAATGATTCAAAAGTAATCCGAGTAATGGTTTGCATAGTAAAGACAGCATTATGCGAATTAGGCTCAATATATACATAACCAAGTTCAAGAGTCAATGGGTCATTTACTACTGGAGGAGTAATAGAATTAAGAGGTCCAGCTTGTCCGGGGATAACCTTAAATGGATTTGCTTGATCCATAGTAATTCTAATCATATCAATTCGAGCAGTAAAGTAACTATAAGTAACATTAACTGTTGAACTAGCAACTGGTTTAGCACCTTTCATGCTATCAATATCAATAGAGGTAACACCATCTTGTACAGCTACTCGATAATCGGTACCCTCTTTAGCATTAGTAGCATAGTCATAGGTAATGTTATATCCTTGTCCGGGGGTAGGCAAGTCATTAGCATTAGGAAGAGGATTACCTTTAAGGTCCACACCCCAGTAAATAGTATTTCCTACGTAGGTGAAATCTTTTCCTTCTTCAAATTCTTTTGCATTATTCCAGATCTTACGAATATAAGTAACATTCTTGCTAGTAAAGTTATCCCTAACATCACTACCCGCACCACGTGCATGATTAATAGTCTCACGTGACGTATAAGTAACCCCAGCAACCTTTCTAACTGGTTGGTTAATTAATTGGTAATTTGAGCCATCACCCCGGTAGTAGAAACCTTCGTTAGTTGCAGTGCCTAATTTATTAGCAACATCAAGCTTAATCGTAGTAGGTTCAGAAGTAGAGATACTATAACCTTGTACATAAGCTTGTCCGGCATCAATATCGAGCAAAATCTTGTTTGCGTCTGTTGGGTCTTGCGCACCTTTAGATGGATCTGGATTCTTTCTCAAGTGGACTTCAAAACCATAAGAACGGAATGAACCAGATTGGTCATAAGTACGTTTAGCTAAAATTGGCTCTAGGTTAGAGTAATCCGGTTTAATTGCTCTTTGATTAAGAACGTTATCTTGGAATACTACAAAAGGTGTAGCACTGGCATCTTGATAGGTAAGAGCAACATTATAATGAAGTCGATCTGCCCCAGCTTCACCCTTAGTTACTGCACCGGGAGTATCATCTAGTAAGGACGGATCATCACTTGCAGTAACAATATTTTCATCTAGTCTTAAACCAATTTCTTCTCGACCTGTTCCCTTAATAGAAAAGTCTTGTTGGTCAAATTCTCGAACAGCACCATTTAGGTAAACCCGACCAGACCTTACAGTATAATCTTTAATTCGTTCAGTATCAGAAGCAGTACCAGAGTCTTTAGAGTTAATCTTCCAATCGGTAGCTTCATTACCATCTTCAATATAAAGCTTATCAATATTAACTTCAGCAACATTAGAGGTTGGATCATAACCAGCGTTAATTGCAAGCTTAAAACTAACAGAACCAGAGGCTTTTGTACGGTACTTAACAACAAACTTATGTGAGCCATCATTAAGGTTAACTTGGTTTCCATTAGTCAAAACTAAAGCAGAAGCATTAGCTAAATCATTAATATCAGAACTAATAGTATTCCCATCTACCGTCCAACTAATTAATTCTAACTTACTGTCGTCACCCACTAAATTAATCTTATTTAAATTACCAGAGTTCTTACTAATAGTAAAACTTACTACTACACCTAACCCCTGAGTAACATTACCAGTAAAGTCAATAGACGGAACATCAGTAGGTAAGTTACCCTCCGTTGTTACCGTAATTCTACCATCTCGAACATAGCCACCCGTTGAATACTTAGAATTATTAGCAAACAAACTAGCTACTGAGAATGAGTTTGGCATCTTAGTATCTGCTGTTGTCCGATCTGGTTTTGGGATAATTTCCATCCCAGAAATAATAGCCCCTTCTTGAAAAAGAGAATCGCCTAGCATTTCTAGTTGATTGTTTTGAATACTTTGCAATTCAAGCAACTCTGAACTCAGTGCAGGTCTTCCGGGGCGGAATAAAACCTTAGAAAATCTCTTAGAGAGGTTAAAGTGGTTTCCATAAGGTTGTTGGCTATCATCAATTGTTCCTGCCATATACTTTTATCATTCCTTTCTACTTAGGTTTTAATCTAAAACTGAATCATGTACTTCATAATCTTACGTTGTGTATTACCATATGTTTCCATTGGTCTATTTTCATAGAAATACATATTACCCCAATTAGTAACATTTTGCTTTTGTGCTTCATGTTTTGACGGAGCATTATCTGCAATTGCTACATCTTCTGCTACACCGATTTGAGTAAAGCTAAACATTGGTAACTTAGCTACATCTAAAGTACCAATTAAGCAGACATAGTTAGCAGGTTGAAGTAATTGGTTATTACTTAACACTTGGTCTGATCTAATAGTCTTCCACTTGCTACCCTTATAGATAACAAAGTCGTCACCATCCGAAGCACTGTCTGGAACGTGTTCATCTGTCTTATAGCATAGTACTAACCGATCAACCTTAACTACAGCTAATGGATTCTCAATCATAGTAGTAGTTACACTTTCAGGGCTAGGACTAGAAGGATCCGGCCAGTCTTTATCCCGACCTAATACAAAATAAAGATCACGTTTTTGGCTAAAATCAATAGCTTGGAGAACGTGTCCCATGTTAGTTTCAATCGCCAATTTTATTCACCCCTCACTTCTACACTCGTAGTAGATACATAAAGTTGAACAGAAGCAGGGGGATTAGGAATGATAATATCATCTGGTTTTGTAAAGTATTTCTTATGTAGGACTTGTGCTTCTTTTTCATCAATCCAACCAAAATCTACAGCCTTATCGATGTACCATTCTTCCTTAAATACTCCTCTTTCATAACCCGCACACATCTGATTATACCAATAATTATCGTAAAATTCAGCCCTCATTACTTATCACTGTCCTTTGTTGAGTCTGAAGTGTCTGGGTTTACTGAATTAACGTCTGCTGAGCTAGAGTCAGAACTAGCTGGTTGAGCTTGACTAGTTGCGTTAGTTGGACCCGGGTTCGTCCCATTAAACATATTCATCATATTAGATAATGTACTACCATCAGGACTTGCAGGTGCAGTAGACGAGCTATCAGCAGAACTAGCTGGGGTAGTTGGTTGAATTGAACTAGAATCTCCTGAGGTACTGTTATCACTTTTAGAAGCTGAAACTAAACCATTCAATTGTGCTTCAAGAGTATTAATCTTTTTAATTAGTGGGTCATCACTTGATACAGTCCAGCTATTAGTATTCCAATCATAACGAATACCACGATTTCCTAAACTAGCGTCTGGCATCGAGGTAACGATCGGTAACTGTACATGAGCATTTTCTGGTACAAATACAGGATAGTAATAGTTACCATTTTCATCTGGATAATCTGTTGTCATATATGCTTGCGTAAACTTAACAACCATTTTAATTATTGCTCCTTTAATTTATTCTTTCTTAGTATACTAGAAAGTCTCTTTTGTCTTGCTTTAATATAGTTGAATCTAAAAAGACAGGGATTAACCTGTCTCTTAATCATCATATCTATCTTATGTATACGCACCCATCTTAAATTGACCATCAGTCGATCCCATTCGCATGACACCGACACTATCATCTTCATAGTCAAAACCAAAGTAATCTACCGAAATAGATGACTGAGTATCAAACATAAACTTAACATACATAATTCCATTATTATTAAGGTAAGGTTTCAAGGTATTAAAACTAATCCGGTATAGCTTATATTTTGAACTTAATTCATAATCAGAAAACTTTACCCACATATTATTAATAAAATCATATACATAAGGATGAATTGTTTGCTTACTGCCTATACCATTAACTTTCATATAGGTAGCAAGAGTCTTGATTGGGAATTTATCTAATTTATTAAGTACTGCTTGCTTAGGAGTATTACCAGTTAAATTACCCCCTAAGAAAGTATAGAAGTCAATCCCCCCACCAATACCTAGGGAATTATATTCAAAGTCCTTAGATAAGCTATCAATTCTTGACATTGCATTATAATCTTGTAATGGTAGCATTTCTACAAATGATTTTGATTGTCCTGTATCTAAGGTTTGAGTTGGTTCGTAATCCTTTAAAACCTTACCAAGCCAAACCATATTATGAAAACCACCGGGAGTATAATATTTCTTTCCTCCATTTAGCAAGCTATCGTTATAAATAAATGGATCAGTTACATGGATAGTTCGATCAAAATTAGGGAGAATATAATTAGCGTCTCTTTCAGTAAACCCAATATAATCAACATCTTCGGTTACAAAGTTGTATTTATCATAAGCAGTAAAGTCAATAATTGGCGCTTTAGTATTTAATACATTAACTAAGGAAGTAATAACCCAGATAACCCCAGCAGGTCTAAATAGATTAATAATTTCACCAGCAATTGTATTAATCGGAGAATCAATCTGAACGTCAATTACTGCATAGCGGTAATAAGTAGAAGGATAAAACTTATAAGTATTCCACTTGCTAGAATTCCAGATAAACATATCACGATAAGGCTCATAAATATAAATATTACCTACGTTAGTATGCAAGTAATCAGCAAGTGCTTGTCTAATACTGTTATTCGTACTTCGACTATGCAAAACATGGTGTTTTAACTTTTCCCGATAAGTATAATCATTTTCACCACTTAGACGTTGCAACCCCAACCAGCTACCCCAGTAATCAAGCCAAACACCTCTAGCAGTATCTAAATAAGAATCAATTTTAGTCGAATACATACTAGCTTCTGCCCGATCTACCTCATATTGGAGTGCATTAATCAGAGCATCATTAACTTCCCCTGTAGGTTTATTATAACCTCTTAGTGCACCTTTCCATAATGGATGTAAGTTATTAGCAATACTCATAACCTACACCTCCTATTTACCAATTCCATTAGCTAGTACACTAGGCAAGGAATCATCTTGTGGTGCTTTGTCATTAATTAAAACTGTAGGGTCTGCTTCATTAGCTTCTTGTTTGAACTTAATATTACAAATAGCTAGACGTAAGATTTCATTTGAATTAGTTTGGTATACATCATCTATATCTAAACCCTCTGTAATCTCATCTTGCTCTGGTTGTTTATCCTTTACAATAGAATCTTTCCAACTTACCCCGTCTTGTTCAGTAAGTTTATTGGACTTACGGCCTAAGATACCATAAGTCCCCTCTTGGGTAATATCAGTAGGTCTAAGATAAGGTTGTCTTACTTCTGCACCTTTAATATTAATAATAGTATCATCACTAATTCCGGGGTTATTTAGCATTTTCCGATCTGGATAAACCTTAACGTCTACTGTTGTATCAAGTAAACCTAAGTCGTCAGTATCCATTATCTTTTGAATAATGTTTGCTTTGTAAAGAGGTTCACCTACAGTAAGCGAATTAATATAATTAGCAAGATTTTGTTTAATTAAAGCCAGAAAGTCATTAGTTAACAAATCTGTATTATCTACTCTTACTGTAACGTCAAGAGCAACTACTGATTTATGGGTTGGATAAACCATGACCTTAATTCCGGCTGGTTTATAATCAACTAACCGATCCGCAATCTGCTGTTTAAGATCATCACCCAAGTTACCATTAGCGTCATGTGCATAAACTACTACTGCTCCATAGGTAGATTCATAAACATTAGCACCAGCGACTCCCGGAACACTTTCTGCAACATACTTTAAGGATTGACTAGTACCCCGAGCTAAAGACTGGATCATCTGTCTAAACCGAACTTTAGCCTGTTGCGGGTTTTCCTCGTCTTCACCAGTATTAAATGCTTCTGGGTTATAAACTTCTGCAATTCCACCAATATCAGTCGTACGATCAATTATTCGATCTGGAATATTACCATAAGAACCAATTACTGTACAATAAACCGGAATAGTAAATGATTTAGAACCTTTGGGTACTCGATAGGGAACCATCGTTCTATATACCTGTTCATAATTAGGATTAGTTGAATAAAAACGTGTTCCCCTATCTACTACTAAGTCTTGTTGTAATGTTCCATTAAGCCGAATAAAAACATCGCCAAAAGCATAAGTAGCACTCTTATGTGTAAAGCCAAAAGCCGAAGTTACTGCGTCATCAATCGACTTCTGTAGGTTTTCTAATGTGTAATAATAAAGTTTTTCAATTTCAATAGCTTCGGCTTCAATTAAAGTACGAGTAATAGAACCAGTACTAAAGTCATTAATTAAATCAGTATGTGTTCTTACTTGGTCAATTTCAGACTGAATAATTTGACTGGCTTTTCTAAAAGCAAAACCATTTTTATCTATTTGAGTTGTATCTGCTGAAGTATCAATTGCCAAATCCATTCACTTCCTATCTGATTGAAATTTCTCCGTTTTCTGATTGATAAAGATAGAGATTAAAAATCTTGTCCGAACCAATTGGTGTAATATCTGCCGTTAAGAACATCGAGGTATATGACATCTTAGCAGACGTTACTGTTGCATTCTTTACTCGTGGATCGGACGTGAGCGTACGTCTAAGCTCATTTTTAGCATCCATGAGCAATTGTCTATTCATTTGTTTACCAAGCATATCAGGCAAGAGAGACCCATATTCGGGGTGAAATAAAAGTGTTCCCTTACGTGTTAAAATCCGTAAGATTAAACTCTGTTTTAAGTTCTGTATTCCTACCACAGTATTAGGTTGGTGTCCGTCTGAGTCTAAAATACCAAAAGCTTCGTCCATATGACCATCAGTATTAACATTTAAGGCAAGGTCCATACCTAAAACAGTATCATAATAAGCCGGTTGATAATGAGCGGTATTCGACTCAATAATCTTATTCTCACTTGCTCTTTGCCAAGTGTCTTGGTCATTAGGTAATAGCATTCGATCTCCACGAGTTAAAAGATGTTCTGGATTTCCCATCTTTTCTTGTGGAGTGTCAACAATGTATGGATATTCTAAATGATTAAGGTTAACTAGCGTATGCCATTGCTCCATATCTTGATAAAGCTTAAAGGCAATTGTCTGAATTGTGTCTCCCTCTTGAATTACGTAATGTTTATAAGCACTCAAAATCTCACCACCTTACTTAGTGTAACCATAATGATTAACAATATAATTAAGCTTATTTTCAATAAAACCTAAGTCAACCTCCAACTGTCTTAGCTTTGGAATAAAATCCAAGTACTCTGTATAGTCTCCACACCAGTCAGCCATTACTCTTAAGTTATAACGAATACGAACAATATCCTTTTTACTAATGTATTGAATTAAATCTGGTGCATTATCTAAGTGCCAAGTTAATGACCTAATTTCAAGATAAACTGCATTTAATAACTTATACGCCCCCGGCTTATATGAAAACATTTTGGTATGAGCTAACTTATTAGTAAAAGATCTATCTGCTGGTGTCTTACCAAAGAAGATTGGTAAATAAGATAAGGTATAATACTGAAACATCTTAGTTAATTCAGACACCTGTAGTTGTGGTTGATTAGCTAACCCATTAAAAGTCTTTAATTGCAATTCGGGAATAATTAAACGATTATCAGACGTAATATCAGGTAGGGAATATAAAAAGTATTCGTCTAATGTAATTGGGTCAAAATAATTATTCTTACCTGTCACTATCTTATATCCCTCCTTAAACTAGCAATCGCAGAGCTAGTAGCATTACTCATATTACCATCTGTCATCCCACCCTCACCGGGTCTACCTATTAATGTATTAGTACGATCACTAGCAGACGCTTGGTCTGTGTTACCGACTACAATCATATTAATTGTGTACTTAACAAGGATTGCTTGCGATACGTCTTGACTAAATTGATAGCCAGATGGTGAAATAGCAACCTTATAAGAGTAGTTATCAGTATAGTTATCAAAGACTAAAACAGGGTGGTTATCCTCGGTTCCAGTTGGATAGTTATTTAAATATGTGTCTAAAAAAGATTTTAATTGCCATGCTTGATCTATACCTAAACCGTGTTGCCAACCAGTTGTACCAGAAATAGTAATTGACTTTTGACCCATACCAAAGTTCTGAACAGTTCCCCAATCCTTAGTATTCATATAAGCAGTACGAGCTTGAGTCTGTTCTTGGATTGATTGTGGGTTGATTGAAAAGTCAAACCGATTTTGTTGTGAACCATCACTATTTAGTATTCTAAAAGCACACCGATCTAGGTAATAACGACCATCAGCCATTGCCATTATATCACCTACTTAGTAAATTCTAGTTTTAATATAAAAAGGACAGGTATTTAACCTGCCCTTAATATTATAAGTTCTTAATTCGTTCTGTTAACGCTTCTAAATAAGTTTTCATTCCAGAAAGTTGCTTATGCAATAACTGAATTTGTTTGAGCTTAAGATCTTTTAGCTTATCTTTATCGGTTAGGAATGCTTCTAGCTTCTTAACCTTAGCGTCTAGCTGTTCTTGTTCAATTTCTAATTCGTCTTTATACATTACTTCTTATCCTTAGTATGCTTTTCCTCTTTTCCCTTTAATAAGTCAATTTGATCTTGTAAAAACTTAACCTGTTCCTGCAAACGTTGATTTTCTTTTTGATAGTTTTTAATTTGAATATCTTTAATCTTAACGTTTAAATCAAGATCTCCCACTTGTTTCTTATAATCATCTAAAAGTACATTAGCATCTACATTCATAGGATTATTTTGTTGTTCTATTTGATTATTATTCATATTATATCTCTCCTATATCCAATCTATTGTGGGCTTTCCTGTATAACCTTTTTCCCACACAAACCAAGCATGGGCAAAAGCCGTAGTCGAATGGTAAGTATCAAAGTCACCATTCTTTGCTGTAGTAATTCTTTTACTATATACAAGAATATATTTTAGGTTTTGTTGTGAAAACAATTCCTTATAACGAGCTTGACCTTCTAAGAACTGCAGCTTTAGAAACATACACACTTTATGATTATCAGGTATTAGAGATAATGATTTTAGAACAAAATCCTTTGCATACCGATAAGGAGGATTAGTCACAATATCACCATTAAAAGACTGTACTGCTTCCAAAAAATTTAACTGCTTATCCATATGTGAATAATTACGATCTACTAAATCTGTAGAATATACTTGGTAACCTAACTCAGATAACCTATGTGATAGGTGCCCTCCCCCACAAGCAGGTTCCCAGATATGATGACTTAACCCTACTTTACTGAGTAGATCATCAATAGCTCTAGGTGGAGTTGCATAGTAATCATTTTCTTGTCTAAGGGCAGGAGTATTACCCCCAATTGCTCTAGTGTAAGACTTATTCATTTAATATATTACCTACCTTATTTAAGCTCGTCTCCATAATTGTTGACAACACTAGGGTCAATTCCATTCTCTTTAGATAGTTCTTTCTGTTCTTTAATCGCACGAGCACGGAATTTAACTAAATTCTTATCACGTTCCTCTTTAGTAGCAGAAGCAAGTCTAACAGTACCATCATCATTAAAACCAACGATACTATCCTCTCCTCCATAAACTAAAGTCTGTGGAGTTGAACCGTCTCCTAATAAAGTAGTACGCATATTCATTAAAGTATTACCAGTTTGTTCATCAACAACAGTTCCATCTAAAGTAATACTTTTCCTCTTTCTTACTTGATTATTGCTATCTAACTCTTGATGTTCTTCTACACTCTTATTAATTAATAATTTAGACACTTATATTATCCTCCATTACTAAGATAAGTTTATTATAGCACAAAATTAATCAAATTTAGACACCTCTATGACCAGCATCTGTATTTGTTCCCTGTGCTTCACCGTTTGAACTATCAATGCCTCTAGGAACACCATGATTCCACCAAGAAGATAATTGGTAACACCAACCATCCATAAAAGTCACAATAAATTGATCAAACATAGCGAACCCTTTTACTCTTCCTCCAGTATTATAAATAGCAGGAACCGTTTCAGCCCAACGATATTGCGCTTGGTCAAAGTAGACCCAACCAATCTTTAGACCTCCCCATTTATGACCCGGATCTTGATTTTTATTTACTCTAGGTACATAAAAATTAAACACGCCATTAGGATCAAACGGTACATCAAATACCTCGTCACCCTGATTATTGTAAACTCTCCATACTCCAGCACCTACCTGAGCATGTATATTACCGAAATTATCCATTGACATCCCATTTTGGTTAGTATCTCCCGAGAAATAAATACATTGTCGAGTAGCTAAACCATTAGGATTACCACTACCATCGGTAGAACTATTATTATTACCAATAGAAAACCCAATACCATCTGCACTTATAGTCGTCCAATAAGGCATTGGACTCTGCCCATCAGTACTTACTGCAAAAGAAAGGTACCTACTACTATATTCAGAAGTAGTTTGTACTCCAATATCGTCTTCATGGGTAATAATTGATCCGTTAGCCGATATTGTAAGATCTCGATAACTCCCACCCGCAGTAGGAACATAATAACCTTGATCATCAAGAATATCGCCCTCTGGAATTATTGCCATCTCATCAATTTGAATCTTCCATGTATGGTTAGCAAGGGACTCTCTGGAGTCTTTTATAAATCCTTTTTGCAATACTCCTAAATAATAGGTATTAGCTAAATCTAAATCCTTAGTCGATAGTTCAGCATACAAATTATAATAAGACAATCCCCCGACACCAGTTAAAACCTTCTTAGATGTCATTTTAATCTTAATATTATTTTTTACATTATTAAAAGTTTTTCCATCAAAGTCTACATGATAAGTATCATTTTCATTAATCCTTCCAGTAGTTAATACAACATACAAATCATGGTATCCTCCAGCCACTGTAGTACCCCCTGAAGTATCATAGCTACCATAGGTACAAACAATACCAAAGTTAAACTTAATTCGCCCTATCTTAGACTTATACTTTTGTACAATATCATTAATTGTTGCTATCTCAGTATATTTATAGCCATCATATAATCCATAACCATTATATTCAGACCTACTAATATCATTCATATAGACAATACTTAATTCATTAGAATTAACAGGATACTCTACCATTCCCCCTTGATGACCATATAAATATGGAACTGGATATTCATAACCTCTACCATACCCGAAAGATCCAGACAAAGTACTACGGTCAAATGCTTCATGGGTAATGTTTACATAGGGACCATCAACCCCTTTATTAGATCCAATTCGAGCAATGGTAGAAAAAGCTTGAGGAAAGACAGTATGTACACTAATATTACCAGAATCTTCAATAAGAAATGATGGCGTATAGATAGACCCAGAAATTGGATAGTAGGATCCATTAGAGTACTCACGAGTAGAAGTCATAAATTCAGATGATTGAATCCGGTTACCAATAATATTATTACCCTCAATTAAATTACCTTTAATAATATTACCGTCTGTAATACTAGCCCCTTTTATCAGGGCTTGATTAGATACGTCATCCTTACGGTTACCAGTAATTTTAATTGAGTTTGCAGTAACATTACCAAAACCGTCTACACTAAAAGCACCACCACTAGCAGAGATTTTAGAACCATCATTACCATTTAGAACAATATTACTACCAGTAATAGAACCACTAAAGAAACCTTTATTAGTAGCAAAAGTACCATCATCTCTAATCTCGGTAGTAGTTTCGCCTTTACTATTAACAATTTTCAATCCACCGTCTTTAATGGTAAGACCATTAGAGTTAATAACAACATTACCATTATCAGCAGAAATATTACCATTAATAACTTGCAGTGAGTTATTAAGGGTTAAATTATCTCCGATAAAGTTAACTCCAGAAATGTTACCCGCAGTAATATTACCTTTCATATTAAGATTACCACTAGTATCTACATGGAATACCTGTCCGCTAGCATTATTAATAAGAAAACCATCGTTAGAGTTCATAGCAACCGTTGTACTTCCTGCGGTAGCAGTTAGCCCCCTGTCATTTAAAGTAACACCTCTATAGTCTCTAGTAGTCGTTGTAAGTTCAGATTGCGATAAGCACCAAGGGGTAGCTACACTTCCTTTTTCCAACTTCAACTTGCCAAACTTCAAGTATGTTCCTGTGCTTAAATCAAAAGCGAAATTTAAGTAGAAAATATCAAACAATCGTACGTTATTATCACTCTTGCCGGTCCACATATAAGTCGAGTAGAGCTTATATTTATTTTCGCCAAGATTAATCAAGGTTGCAGGTTGAGGATCGTGCCCTACATTGGTAAACCATGTAATTTGAGCCCTACTCAAGTCTTTGACAGTTGCATCAGTTTCAAACCAGATTGTTTGAGTATAAGTTGTCCCTTTATTCATAACATGGAAAAAGGTATGTGGGTCTTGCGGAAGGATTTCATAACCTGTGGCATTTGTTGGTAATTTCAAGTAAGCATAGTCATCCTGCCAGACAGTATTAGGGATACCATAACCCATTGTATATTTCTGATCAGTACCAGAAACTAGATTATCGTTATGCAAGCTATTAGCAACGCTACTATCCAACGAATGAATGGTTAATTGTTGCATCGTCCAATCACTAGCTGTGAATGCACCACTATCCCGTGCAGTTGTACAGAAATAAGTAGCACCTGATTGTGTCCACGTATCACCCACAGCATAAGGTGTGGTTGGTTGGGAAGTAAAGTTGCGTTTCTTAGTTGAGTCAAACATTGGTGCCCATGTGTAAGAAGAAGGGTTTCTACTACTTGTACTTGTATAATCTGTATAAGTTCCTAGATAACGATAGCTACTACTTATATTTGGACTAGTTGTGAATCCTATACTACCATCACTACTATTAGCATAGGCAACATGGAAATAACTAGTTTTACCGTCTGCACCTGGAGTGCCCGGAATACCGTCATCACCCTTAATTTTAGTCCACTTGTAATCAGTAGGTGTACTTGATTCAGTTTGACTTCCTTTGTTATAAGCTATTCCTATATAACTCATTCCAGTCGGGGAATCACTAATATTGCTACCACTACTATCAGTAGCATACTTGATCCATGTGTAGTAAGTTTTACCGTCTGTACCATCTGCACCGGGAATACCTTGGTCCCCTTTATCACCCCTTAACCTAGACCATGTGTACTTGGTATGGTCAGAGGAATCCGATTCTGTAAAATCAGTATAAGTACCAACATATAGAGCATTAGCAAAGTATTCTAGGTTAAAATCAGTATTACCATCACTACTATTAGCATAGGCAAAGTGTACATAACTTGTCTTACCGTCTACACCCGGCTTACCCGGTACCCCATCTTTACCATCTGTACCATCTTTACCCTTGATTAATGACCATGTGTACTTAGTATGATCCTTAGAATCTTCTTCATCAAAATCAACTAGCAAACCAATATAAGTAGCCCCACTAAAGCTATCCACACTAAAATTATTATTACCATCAGCACTAGTTGCGTACGCAGTATGAATGTATTGTTGTTTTGCACTAACACCGGGAACACCTTGAGGTCCTTGGGTTGGAATTGTTTTCCAGACCCCATTTTGATACTGTTTAAGGGTGGTATTATCCATCCAAAAGTCCCCATCGATTGGGTTAGCTGGTGCGGATCCTATATAGTTATGTGAGCTAGTTGCGTCTAACAGAGGATCCCATGTATTAGTATTACGATTCCACTTGTACGCAGTATATACTACGGTATTGTTAGTTGTATCGGTACTAGTTTTATACCAGATGTCACCGTCTTTATAATCTGTCCCAGCTGGCTGTATAGAACTATAGTATGACCTTGGCAAAGTAGACACTGATTCTTGTACTTCTTTAATATCCTGCATACCGGGACTAATCCAAGATCCGCCATCATAAACCCTAATTTGATAAGTTCCGTCTGAATTCTCTTGGAACCATATATCATTAATGTGTGGATTAGCAGGCTGTTCATAGCCTTGATAAACAGAATTCTTATTATCAGCGGTTTGCCCAATCTTACGATTTAATTGACTATTGGCAAGGTTTTGGAATTTATCAATTGCATTATTACAATCAGATGTTAATTGCTCAACTGTATTATGGTCAAAGTTAGTAGTAGCAGTCATATCATTAAAGATAGGAGCTAAACCGTCAACCATTGCGTCATACTTCTTCTGTAAGTCTTTTGCTATAGGGTCATTATTTAAACCTACCTCCTTAGCATAGTCTAAACTAGCCTCAGCACTAGACTTAATAGCTCGAACAATGTTAACCAAAATGGCTTTCTTACTTGGGGTATAGACATCGGGATTATCTGCGTCTAACCCGTCTAAGGTAACTCCAGAATCTTTACCATTCCCTTTAACAATAATATTACCATCAGCAATGGTTCCTAACTTATCTGTAATATCCCCTAATTCACCAATAATTAATTTATCAGCAGTAAGAGTTTTAGCAGAAATACTATCACCCGAAAGATTACGAACTCTAATCTTATGGGCATCTAATAATTCCCCCTCCATATGATTAAAGGAAAGGTGGTCTACTTTTTCATCAGACACAGCAAGATCTTCAATTTGAGCAGTCCCTACAGCCATATATGCTAATTTACCACGAGTAACCGCTAGGTCTTCAATCTGTGAACTACCAACGGCTTCATATGCAATTTTAGCATTATCAATAGCCCCGTCTTCAATCATCGCAGACTTAATAATACCATTAGCAATATAAGTTTCAGTATTAATCGCTAAATACTTACCCGGAATGTAATGATCTCCTTGAGGAAAAGCAGAAGC